AGTCTCCGGTTGCCGAGGATGCTCCGTAGTCTCCGGTTGCCGAGGATGCTCCGTAGTCTCCGGTTGCCGAGGATGCTCCCTTGTATCCGGTTGCCGAGGATGCTCCCTTGTATCCGGTTGCCGAGGATGCTCCGTAGTCTCCGGTTGCCGAGGATGCTCCGTAGTTTCCGGTTGCCGAGGATGCTCCCTTGTATCCGGTTGCCGAGGATGCTCCGTGATTTTCATCACTTTCAGCTTCCTTATTCACTCTTTTTACCGTATATTCGATTGCAGCTTTAACCAGTCCAGCAATGCTGATTTCTGCTCCGATCTTAATTTTTGTAGATGCTACCTTAGTATCATCATTATGTTTCTGGATTTCTCCGCTCTGCTCTACCTCGTGGTATACGCTTTCATTTGGAGAATAATAATTCAAGCAATCCAGCGGATACTCGCAAGCGTGAAATCCATGATCGCAAACTTCTACGCTTTCTTCCTCGTATTCCTTTCCCTCTTCGTACTGAAAGCCACGGCAAGTCATATCTTTATTAAATCCTTTGTAGGATTTCACAGCATTTCCCATCTATATTACCTCTCCTCCTGCCAACTTCTTTTCCTTTTCAAATTCTTCTTTGCTGCAAATCAATAAGCCGCCAATATAACCATCTGGGTTTGTAAGCAATCCTGTAACAATTTCATTTGGGATAGCGATTGTCACACTCCCCCATCCATCCCTGCCGCTATGAGCAGATTTAATATTCGACAATGGAGAAACCTTTAAGTCTTTGTTATTTTTCTGCGACATCCGTTCCATTATTCCTAATGTTCCAATATTCATCCTACACACCATCCACTTTCAACTGCTTGTCCGCTGATACGCTCAAAAGAATTAACTGTGCATCCATATCCGGCACATTGAACTCATTCAGCGATTCCGCGTTATCAACGAAAATCGGTACGCTTACACCGTATAACTCGCTAAGAGAACGGATAATATCAAGTCCGGCTACGATTCTATGACCACTGTTTAAAGCCGAATACGGAACGCCATTCACAGTACACTCACAACAATCTTTCATACCGCCATTTAACTGCATTTCAAAGAGTTTGAAATTTACGGTCTTGAAATGGCTGTTAATAGATTCTGAAACCTTATCCAGCTTGAAACGAATGAACTCTTCCAAGAGATAAAGCATCTGTTCCTGATCGGCAACTTTCTGCCCGATTTCTTTCTGCTCGTCACGAAGCGTTTCGATACGATCATCAATCGCCACATTGTTAGCCGCCTGCGCAATAACCTTGTTCACCTCTTCAAGCTGACTCTGCAGATCGGCTTTCTCGGCTTTTAAATCAGTAACAACCTTGTCTGCGCCCTCGGATTCAACCTTTGCAATATCAGCAAGAATCTTGTCATGCTCTGTTTTCAGCTTCACATACTCTTCATTCTGCGAATAATCAGCTTCTGCCGGGATCTCGGATAACTGCTTTGCATAATCATTCTGCTTTGCAAGTGCCTTGGATTCCTGCTCTTTGAGTGCCACAATGTCTTCCTGCAACTTGGCGTTTTCCTTTGTCAATCGCTCAATATCAGCCTTGCAAGCGTTGCCCTTGTCAATCAGACCTTTAAGTTTTGCGCCCTTTGCATCATCAAATGCTTTGCGTGCATCCTCTAACTGCTTGGTGGCACGTGCCTTGGCATCTGCCTTTTTCTGCTCAAAATCAGCCTTAAGAGACTCAATCTTATCCTGCGGCAACTTCTGACCACATAAGGAACAAACCGTTGTAGATTCATCAAATTTCCACTTGGATTCGTCAAAGAGATATGGCATTTCATCAAATGCCTTGGAAAATTCTGCATTGTATTCAACACCAAGATTTTTCCGCTCTGCATCTGTATCGGAAATTGTCTTCTCATTTGCCTTGATCTGATTTTCCGCAGACTGAATCTGATTATGTAAGTCATTGAACTCTCGTGTTGCATCATCCTTGGCACTGTCAAGACCTCTACGTTTTGCGGAAAGTTCGTCATTCATGACCTGCATAATGCCGGACATGTCAAACTGTAACTGCATTTCCTTACTTCTTAAATCGCCCAATGCGCTACCTGCATTCTCCATTTTCTTGTCACATTCAGCGATTCTTCTTACCAGATCTACCTTTGCAAGTTCCTGCTCTGCCACGTCAACGTCAACCTTGGATTTCTCGGCTTCATCAATACGCACCGGAATTTCAGCCTGTTTCTTCTTCCACCCGGATAACGCTTTGGAAAACTTAGCACGGATATCATCTGTGGACGGTGCTTTCTCCAACTCGCCGAGTAATGGGGCATACTTAGCATCTGTCTGCGCCAGTTCAACATCCGATACATCCGTTGCAAGGCGCATCAGAATATCGCGCTGATCTTTCCATTTCAGAGAAGAAAAATACTGCGGATTGGTCAGCATCTTAAACATATCCTCGCTCTGTGCCAGATTTGAAACATAGGCTTTGAAATCAGCTTCACTCTTCGGATATCCGTCAATCTCAAATGAATTGACATTGCCTTGCAAAGTAACGGTGTCGGTTCCACGCTTCTTAACCCAATTCTGCTTCTGAACCTTTGAAAGTTCCACTTCTTTCCCATCAACGTCAATAACTCCCACAACCTTAATTTCCACGTTATCAATGCGGTGTCCGTCCTTATCCAATGGTCTGACATTGAATTTTTCCTCGCCGGCACTGTTCTTATTAAACAGAAGCCATGTAAACGCATCGAAGATAGTTGTCTTTCCTGCGGCGTTCTGTCCTTTAATGCTTGTCTTATTGGAGAAATTCACATCAAGGCTCTTAATTCCCTTGAAATTCTCCATATGTAACGATCTAATTTTCAGTTTCATTTTCTTTCTCCTTCCACTCTTTATATTTTTTAAGTGCATCTTCAAAACATGCTTCATCGTCAACATATCCAAGAGCTGACTCTATAATTTTTGAATTAATAGTTGTTCCTTTTTTCCCCATCAGCTCAATGTCTCTTTGGTGTTCATTTGCAATAATGGCACATGCTGTATGAACTCTTGTCCTGCATGCAACCAGATCTGCATATTCTTCAACGGAAATTGTAACGGTATTTTCTGCCATCTTAATTTTCCTCCTCTAATACATTAATTTTGCTTACAGACACCTCATATGCTGTTCTCTGCTCTTCCGTCCCGTCTTCGTACATCTTTACATACCCACGGCTCTGAATGCGTCCGGTAAGTTTCAAATGCGTTCCAACCGGAAGTCCAGATGTATACACCGCATTTCTGCCCCAGACAACACACGGAATATAATCTGATTTGCCATAGGAACGATTGACTGCGATTAATAAATCTGCAATTTCTCTTCCAAGCGGAGTTTTCCTGTAAATCGGTTCTTTGCATACATATCCGTCAAGCTGGATTTTGTTCAAATCTGTATGCTCTCCCGGATTTACTTTTTCGATTTCACGGACGAATACATCTAGTAACAGACAATTTCTCTTTTCCTCGTGTTTGTTATAAGAACGATACACACCGGAAACATTAACGGCAGTGCCCGTGTATTTATCGTTCAGATTAATTAATCTCTCTGAAATAATTAATGGGATAATATCAGCCGTCCCACTTAATCTATCCACTTTGAGGTACATATTATAAAATCCCTCTCCAAACACCTCATGGTTAAATTCCGGCTCTGTGATAATCGTTCCTGTAAGTTTCACTTTATTGTTTTCTGCTCTCATATTTGAATTTCTCCTTTTCTTATGCTAAAATAGGCGCAAATAGCTTATGCTATTGCTTTGATTGGGAATCATTCAGCTTTGGTCGGTTCGGATGATTCCTTTTCTTCATGAAGTCTTTCCAACTCCATTGTTCTTTTCATAATGCTTTCTGCATATTCGGTGCGTTCCTCATAGGTCCTGGTCAATGCATCTGATGTCCCGTTGTATTTCATTAACACAACGCTCATATCCTCATATTCATTGAATAACTCCGCCAAATAATCACATCCAACAAGAATATTCCTGTATGGATCATAAATATCTGCGACGTCAAGGCGTTTCATTCTGTCTGTATGATACTTCTCATAAATCTGCATCAGACCTTTACATCCACCGTTCACAGCATCAGCTTGTCCACTACTTTCATGCTCAATGATTGCCATTACCATTTCCGGGCAAATATGATACTGATTTGAAATTTCTTTTATATAAATAAGATACTCATTTGGAATCCATGTATCTCTCGGTTCCGCTGCAATCGTATGTGATGTAGGTAATGCCATCATCAGTGCCAGACTCGTCAGCACTGAAATTACAATCCTCAACAATTTCTTCTGCATCTGTCCATCCTCCTTCGATTTTTGTTCCAAAATAAATCAGCAACAAGCCACTCAACACTGGAATTGCAATGATTGGATTCTCCGCAGCGTCCACACTGATTCCAAGAAAAAAGAGTAACGCACCGGCTAATTCAATTACCTTTGCTAACTTCTTCATAGACACATCACTCCTACCACTTATAGGAACCATTGGCAATCTCATCACCATACAAGGAAACAAAATCTGTTATTAATGCGATAAACTCTGAATTTGTCGGTTTTCCTTTTTCCACTGAAACCGTATAACCAAAAATTTTGTTGATCGCATTTGTATTGCCATTTGTCCAAGTAACTTCTATCGCGTGCCGGATTGATCTTTCTACTCTCAGGAATGTATCGCTGTTTTCTTCTGCAATTTCAGTGTAAAGTCCTTTAACAATGTGGATAAGTTTGCTTCTATTTTCAAGACATTTCTCAACCGCACTGATTATGTAACTGTAACCCTTAAGGCTATGTTTTACGCCGATCTGATCTAATGTCTTTCTTAATGCAATGTTCATCTGTCTATCCATGAATACCTCCTGTTAATCCTTTCCAACTCCGTATCTGATTGCCATTTCCTTCACAATAGCTGTATATCCCTCGATCAACTTCTTATCCTCTGCAATAATATCCACATAGGATAATTTGTCTCTGGTTGATTTACAGATGCCCTCGTCAGCCATTCTTCTGCGCTTGTTAGTCAGCCGCTGCTTCAGATTTACACCCATTCGCTTTGACAACAGTTCGTAGCTTTCGGCTCTTACTTGGCTGTATGCCTGTCCGCCACCAAGTTCCATGCTGATTTTTCTTAAAATATTTCCAGTATCATCACGCCATGATGTTGTATCAAGTGCAACCACTTCCCGAATACTCTCAACTCTCTGTTCCACATGGTTCAGTTGTTCTGCCTGCCGTTTCTGTTCTAACTGCTGTTCTGCTACAGAATTGAAAATCTTCTGGAACATCTGCAACTCCGGTGATAACTGATTGAGGTCAATTACCTTTTGTTTCACACGTTCTTCCAAGGTTGTGAAATAATCTCGTGCTTCTTCTGCTTTCACTCCATTTCCTTTCATAGAAAGTTTCTTTGCAAAATGAGCTGTGAGTTTGTAATCATCACGCTTTACAATACCGCCCGTAGGCGTCTCGACATTAATGTCGAACCGCCAAAAATCCTCATTTTCAACGGCAAATTCATTATCAACAATGTTTGATTTCGCCCATCTTGAAAACTGTCCCTGTGTCAATTCCAAGAACGCATACAGCTTTCTTGCGGTGGTCATTCCGTTTTCATCAACACCAAGCGCAATCTCAATCGGTGTCTGCATTTTTGCTTGTTTTAACTCTTCCGTTTCCTCCAACTCCTTTCCGTGTTATAATTCCCTTATCATCAAATAAGGGAGGTGCTACAATGATTGAAAAGACAATTCATGACTTAGCTGTCACATATGCCAGTTCAAAACTTTCAGAATATCAAATTGACAAACGTGAAGCTCCACTTTGCGGAAATACAGAAATGTCATCCGAAGAAGTTCTGTATTTAAAAGCGGCATACGATTTTGCTGTCAAAAATCTTTCGGAGTAGGTTCGTACCTTTCTCCAACCATTGCATGAGAAACAGCTTCTTTTATCACTTCATGCTGTTTCTCCTCTGAAACGGACTGCTCAATGCGTTTTAGTGTACCGTCAATACTCTTTAACGTGTTGAGCATTTCTTTTAAAATTCTCACTGCATTTCTCCTTTCTCATTATTTTTAGGGCAAGCCTGTTCGTTAGCTAAAATCATTCCCTCTGCGACTCCGAGAACGTAGCTCTGTTTCTCTTTATCAAGTTTTGGAATTGCTTTTGAAATCCTAACAATTAGGTCTTTTTCCTTTTCGCTCATTTGGTTCACTTCCTTTCTTGTTGACTTTGTAAGCATACAATATCATACAATGTAATCAATGTCAATACCTTTTTGTTGACATTGTTAGCAATTAGTGATATATTATTTTTTGCAGGAAGGAGGTGCTTGATAAAATGAAAGAACGTATAAAATTTTTACGTGAAAAACTAGGGAAAAGCCAAGAAGAATTTGGCAAGGAACTTGGATTATCAAGAAATTACATTTCTTTAATAGAAAATGGTCAAAGAAATTTATCAGACCAGTCCTTAAAGGTTCTTTGCTCTTTGTATTCGGTAAATGAAGAATGGGTTCGAACCGGAAAAGGAAATATGGAAAAATCCAGAACAAAAAATCAAGAAGTTTTTGATTTTGCAAATAAAGTGATGGATTTGCCAGACAAAAAATTTAAGAAACGCTTTATAGAAGCATTGGCAAAGCTCGATGAAAGAGATTGGGAATGCCTAGAAAAAATTGTATTAGAAATAACAAAAGAGGGCTAATTGCCCTCTTTTGTTATATTTATTACTGCCTTTAGTATTTGACTTAAAATCCAAGTATCGTCAATTTCAGATATTTTTTTTATTAGCTCTTTTTTGTAGTTCTCATTTACTTCGTTTTCCCCCATATTGATTTCCTCCAATCATTCCGCACTTCTGATAGCGATAAACAAATTATAGAACTTATGTTCGATACCGTCAACCCCATTTGACAAATTGCTACAAATTACAAACTCGTTTGTAGTTGAGGGACAAGAAAACGCCTTATCCCGCCCCTCAGCCAGAACTTGAAGTGCCCTTATCGGACAATTTTATTTTACAAATTTTTCCACCATTATTCAAACCATTTCGGTCGCAAGTTTCGACAGGTAAATTTCTTATTGTCACATAATGTCGATTGATTAGTTTAAATTTTGTTAAAAAATTAATTACTGGTTGAAAATTATGCATCTGCCAGTTATCTGTGATGAATTTTAAGTGCATAATTTTCCTTTCCGCCCGAAGGCTTGTTATTTAAAAGAGCCGGCTACACAACGCATGGTCATGTAATCGGCTCTTAGGCGCTTGATTTTATTGTATTTATTAGTTGTATGTTTTGGTGCCAAATTATCCCTCTTTTCTTCTTGAAACAACTGTGACTGTAAGTATTCTTGGCGGTAACTCGATGTGCATTAGAAAAGTAAATGCGACAGTGTCTACTATTACAAGACTTGAATATATGTCTACCGAAAAGAGAGATCTTGTAACTACGGTATTCCATTACATTGCGATTGGGAAATGGAATTGAAAAATAACAAATTTATTCAGCAGTGATTCCACCGTTAGGCTCTGACTGGATAATGATATATCGTAGCATATTGAAGTACACTGTCTGTGATGATATGAAAATTGGCTGTCTGACCTTTTAACACTGGAAACATAGGACTGTAATTTTCGTTTGCTGCACCGGCTTGGTGATATTCAAAGTATTCATATACTAATACGCCGTCTATGAATCCATTTATTCCACAATTACTATCGTGTTTATCATCATCCACGTTATACCAAAACTGAATATACCCATCCGCTGTCACTTCATATAGATCGTCGCGTGTACTCCAAACAGCCGTTTTTCCGATATAAAGTGGGTAAACCGGTCGAAGTGCTAAACTTCTGTTTAACGTACTTATCTGTTTTGCCAAGCTCCCATCCACATTCGGATTTGCCTGTCTTGCATCAAGTGCGTAGCCTGCTTCCGTGGTAGTGTTATTATTTACGACGGTTGGTATGGTCGGCTTATTACTCAAATCATTATAACTGCCACTGAAAGCCACGGTTTTTAAATCAGAAAACCACTTCACAATCTTTCCGAACAGAGTCGCATGGGATTCACCGCTTTTGAGATTTTCTCTTACGGATGCTGCCGTAAATGCTGTGGTATTCTCTGCTGTATCTCCCCCGGTTGACACTGCGCCAACATCTTTTGCCGTAAGCACTACATTTCCACGACGAAAAGAATCTTCGTTGACACCTTTAATTCCAGTTACCGGAGTTCCGGCAAGCACGTCCCACTTTTCATCTGATGTTTTATAAATATTGGCACCGGCAGGAATTACATTCCCTGCTCCCTCTTTAAAATCATCCGTGGTGGTAAATTCATCTGAAATATTGTACATCCATCCGGCATTGACATCCGCAAGTGCCGGAAGATCTGCAAATGCAACTGTTCCGTGTGGCTGCAATCCACCTTTAAGTCCTTCTGATATGTCTTTTGCCTGCTGATAGTAATACTTGGCATTGTCAGAATCCTCGCCCTCTCTGCTTCCTGTACCACCAACAGCATAACTCTGTGCCTTGGTTGCACTTTCTTCTGCAGATTCCGCTTTACCGATGATCTCCGCAGCCTTTTGAGTTGCAATATCTGCTTTTTCGGCTGCTGTATCAGCTGACTGACTGGCGGACGATGCTTTCTCCGTGGCTGTGGCGGATGATTCACTGGCGGATGTCTCACTGACTTTTGCGTTGCTTTCGGATGCCGCTGCCGCCGTAGCTGACTTCGCTGCCGCTGTCTCGGACGCCTTGGCATTGGTTTCGGATGTTTTTGCCGCTGTTTCACTGGCTTTTGCGGCATTCTCACTTGCTTTGGCGTTTATTTCAGACATTGCCGCTGCCTGCTGGCTTGACTCTGCCTTTGCTACTTCCACCTTAATTTTTGCAAGATAGTTTGGCTCCAAGTGTTTTTCCTCGATGCTACCCTCTTTGACGATGGCAGACACTTTTCCATCCTTATCAATATAAAAAGCTACCGTATCAGAATTAAGGAACTCATACTGTGTAATCAGTGCCGACAGGTCTATGTACTGCTTCGTACCATCGATCAGAGTCAAAATAATCTGCTGTGTAGTCGGGTTATAATCGAAGTTGATCGCGATCTTCTCCATCTGCGTATCGATCATAACTTTGGAACCGTTCTTTTTCGTGATTGTGATAATTCCCGTCGATTCCTCGAATGTCACGTCTGCAACAAGAGTTGCTACCTCTGTTTTCGTGGCTTTTGTGGTATCAAGAGTGATTACACGATCATCAATAACGCCAATAGCTGCGTCCATTTTGTTAAGATTGCTTTCATTAAGCGGTGTTTCATCACTCGGGTAATTCTCCCAATTAATAGCACTATGCGCTTTGTTCATGGTCCTCACTCTCCCTTTCCTTTGCAAGCTTCATCTGCTCCCGTTCGGCTATAACATGTCTGTTTGCTTCTTCCTTAATCTGCTGCAGAATATCCTTAAACACTAGGTACTTAGCTTCGATTGGGACATCCTCACACAAATTTGCATAATTTATAATGTCGTTTTCAAATTCCCGAATTTTTGCATTTATCATAGATTTTCCACCTTTTCCTTTAACTGTTCTATCTCGTCATGCTGCAACTGCACTGTGGCAACCAGATCAGCAATCAGTTCCGTATATTTCAGTCCGTAATACTTTTTCCCATTGCTGTCTGAAAACGTTTTTGGACAAATATTCCACCCTTTTTCCGCTTTTTTCAAAACATCCTGTGCAATAAATCCATGATGGAACCCATCTTTTTCGAAATTATAACGATACGATTTTGCTCTTAAAGAATAAATAAACTCAGATGATTGCTTTTTGCTTAAATCTAAAATTGTGTTTTTTATTCTTTTGTCAGATCCATTAATTACTCCACCTCTGAATCCACCTACTCCGGTATCTCCGTCTAAATGGATCATCATGTGGTCATTATCGTTTGCGCCTTTATGCAATGAAACCTGATTATATTGAACCGTACATTTATGAACAGGACTTTCAAGCGTCCCTTCCACTGTTCGAAATCCATCCGTTCCCATCTGTACAAGTGTTCCACTGCGTTTAAATTCAATAAGGTTTTCTACAGACTCTTCCGCTTGAATATGCATATATCCCCCGGTCATTTCCATAGAACCTTTTAATTCAAGCAGTTTTGCTTTAATTTTGATACCCTCGGCTGACTGGTTGATTTCTGAAATGACGCTGTCTTTTGATACTTTCAAGCTGATCTGCTTTGATGACTGCGTAATCGTACTGGACGCACTCGATGAAAGCTGCTTAAATTTCTTTATCAGAGTCCATTTGTATTTTCCACTGCTTATTCCACCATCTGGTTCGCAACCATAAAACTTTCCAGTATTCTGATCCAAAAAACTGTGTCCAGAATAATACGAAGATGCAGGGTATGTATCTTGTGGATTCCCGAAACCACAATGTGTAACGTCATAATCTTCGGTATCCCATACTGTTAAAGAAGCACTGACTTCTGACCGTATCTTAGTTGCGGTCACCTCTATCTCTCCGGACAAATCGCCCTCTGCTTCGCTTGCTCTCGTAACTTCCGCTGTAATCTTGTCCTCATTAATTTTAATAGCTGCTGCAAGTTCAACTTCCTGCCCCTGTGCTCTTTTTACTTCTGCTGTAATACTGCTCGCATTTTGCGTGATTCTCGATGATAAACCATCCGTTGTATTTTTAACTTCTGTGCGAATTTCGGTTGCGGTCTGCGTGATCTGTGACTGCAATCCCTTCTCAACATCAGTTATCGTGCTCTGTGTCTTTTCAATGGTTCGCTCCAACACATTGCTCTTGCCTTTGAGCTTTAAAATACTTTTCTGTATTCCGTTCGCCCCGTTTGTCCGGTACTCTTCCCCATCCGCTTCCAAATCATCACGCAAAGCCTGTATACCTTTCAGGGTTCTTTTCAGAATATAGGACTCAATCAGTTCATATCTGGTCGGCAGCCGCACTGCATCCCCGACCTCAAGACACGGATTTCCTTTGCAGTCCGCTGTAAACGGGCGGTAAACAATCCCTCTGATCTTGGAAAGGATATTTTTTGCAATGCCTTTCAGTTCTTTTGTGCCTTTGCCATATACAAGAAAATTATCCTCGATCACATAGGCATTGTCTCCGGTACCCACAATCACACCGATATCATTCTTCTGCTCCCGGATCTGTAACTTATTGATTGTTTTAACAAGAAAATCTTCATACTCAGCCGTTATATATAAATCCTTCCCGATACGGTTGCTTTTCGGATCTCTTGGATACAAATTATCCGCCGGATAAAGATCATTCCTTGGATATAATCCCTGTATCTCCTGTTCCAGATAAATATAATGAAACTTCCCGTCACGCCCCATGTGCCCCATACAGCCATTGAGCTCACAAATACAGGACAACACTTCCTTGCCGCTCATAGATTCGCCTATGGTGCTCGATTCCTCTGTATCAGAACTTGTCTCACTGGATGGCGTGACTGCAACTGTTTTTTCAATAGACATGCCGTCATTAACCAGTATAATGTCAGCCTGCTCAATCCCGAAGTGCTTAAAAAAGCTGTCCCGGAATTGCTTCATTGTGACCGGATCATAAACTGTAACAGTCGTAGTTTTTCCATCTTTATCTTTCTGCTGCTCTTTATGGGATGGAAAGACAGTGTTATACCATGCTGCCACATCTGCATTTAAAATGTCATAAAGAGCATCATATGCGACAACATCACGGCACGTCCTGTCTGCCGTAGGCGTATCAGAATCAACCTTATATCTCCCGAACTGAAATGGAACATCTGTATGTCCACCAAGAGACATCCTTACTGTCATCCATCTGCCCTTCATTGGCAAAAATGTATTTGACACCGTGAATTTAATCATGGCGGCTTCGCATGATCCAAACGTCAATTCCTGTTCCGAACACAAACTTTCTGTCAATTCGAATTTTTCTTGGTGTAGTTCTGTATTTGTGATATTGATTTTTCCGTCATCAGATACGATGGATAATTGCTTATCGACCGTATCTTTTTTGAACAAGTCGCCATATTTATAATTAACCACCATACACACCCCCTATGAAAGCAAGCCGAACTGAATTGTAACGAATTATTCCATCATATGTTCCGTATATCGTAGGCTGAAAATCTGCCATATAGCCGTACTGCGTCACATAATCGTCATATTCCGGGATATACGCTGTGATATAGCATGCTCTCCCTGTCGCATTTGTGAACTGGCTTCGAATATTGTTTAAAACCTCACTAAAAGTCTTATTTGTCAGCATTGCCCGTGTTTCAAACTCAACCTTTAATGCCTTTAACTCCACGGCATTTCTATGCAGATAGCCGTTGGCGTCTGTATAATCGTCCAAATCCTGCATGTTGACATATGGACTGTATGTTTCTGCTTTCATAAACGACATCGGCACTATGTAATTGCCAATCTTTAAAAGCCATCCGCTGTATGCCATATTTCCACCACCTAACTGTTTGGGTTTGCGGCTGTCTCAAATGACAGTCGGTAAAATTTGTACAAAATACCACCTACCACCAATTTGATAGATGTCACTTCTTTTTCTTGATCTATTTTGTAATTACTTCGATATTGGGCGATTTAATCACAATTTTCTCCGGTGTGTGAATTACTTCCGTGTTCCCATACGTAATCATGATCTCTAATTTGTTCATAAAATTTCTCCTAAATTTCATACTCCGGGTATGCTGCTTCCCAAACATTCCTATGGTAGGTATTTACCTCTCCATAATTTGCATCAAAAATCTTTTTCACGCCATATCCAAGTTCAATGCTCTTTTCTTTGAGTTTTCGCCAATTAAATGTTTTCCAGTCCACACCGTTCATTGCTGCAACACGCTTAATAGAATACCAGTCTTTGCTATAATCAAGTTCCTGCTGCAGCTTTTCATTCTCCTGTTCTGCAATCTGCCTGCGCTCTACTTCATCCGCATATGCCCGAAGTGCCGATGGAAAATCTTTCGGGACCTGTCCTCTCTCCATCTCATCAAACCGCTTTACATACCTTGCAGTAAATATGATTCCTTTTTCACCATTAAATTTGTTGGCGAGGAAATCACACCCCATTTTGGTGACTTTATAGCATTTATTTTCCTTGCCGCTTGCGTCTTTGTAGGTGGATGGAATAAAATAATCACTGACAACAATTTTGTTGTTAGTTAATATCTGTATAATTCCAACCTGTTTTGTGCTTCCATCTTGGTTTTTAGTTCCCTCTAATTTTCTTAAAATTTGCCAATGTTCCAGTTCCATCATTTCAGCAATTTCAAGTGTTGTTATCGTGTTCGTATTGTTTTCAAATCCAATTTCATCTTTAGTCATAAGAGCTGTGTATGCCATATTTTCTATCTCCTAAATTTCCGAGCCTTACATTTCGCAAGGCTCAACCTTTAAATTCACGTGCGTTAGGAACATACCCTAACAGGAGTCGCACGCTATATATTTAGTAAGATTGTAATTTCCCGTGACGAAATACTGGAATAGCCCCAAATTTTCTGGGCTAAGCGGACAGGTAAGTTATATCTGCAAATTGTTCTATTCTATTTTTGCAATCCCTATAAATATCCTTGTAGTGCATACCCATTGACATATCAATTCTAATAGTCTGCAAAATAATGCTTTCCACAAGGGTTAGATTATTGAGATCTGAAACTGTGATATTGTCGCGATTTCCACCAATTACTGATTTTGCCAACTTGGTATATGTCACATACAGTTTATCTGAATGCGTACTTCCTTGTTCTTTGGCATAGTCTACAAGAAGTTTAATCACATCAGTTTCTTTCAGCCGATTTTCTTTATTAGCAATTCTTGTTTCGCCCCATAGTTTCGATTGCTTTTCAAGAATAAATCTGCGCATTGCATAAAACTGTCGAACCAACTCTTTCTTAAACTTCACAACTATTTTTGAATTTCTCAAAAGAGTTATAACAAATGTTGCTTGTTCCTCATTCAAATAATAAACTCTTTCAGGCTGCCCCCTTTTCCCCGATTTTAAATCGGAGAAATCAATATTGCCAAAGTCTAAAATATCTTTCTCATATTTCCTGATAATAGCAACAACAGATTCATGTTGGTTATTTGTTCCATCTGCAATCACTTTGCTGTTTGTAAAAACATCGTTTCCTTTGAGTTCCACCAATTCATACATACTCTTTTCCACCTTTCTTTCGCTACTGTCATTTGACAGGCAGGTTTAAATTTCATTTTTTTATTTTTCTTATGCAGTTTGAAATAAATAAAAAGACCACCAAAGACTGAATTTCTTCAATCTCTGGCGGTCACGAATCCGCACCTATTCCTCATAGGCTTGCAGGACATCCTAAATTTCTTTAGGTCTTACCTGCGTGATTTTTAATTATTGAAATTATATATTTTCTATGTGTGTTTGTCAAACAGCTAATTTGCAAATTTTATCAGCAATTTTCACAAATTAAACAATTCTGGGCAAAAACGCTTGCTAGAATACTTATCCGATCTGTTAAAAATCAAGGAATACAAAAAAGACACCTCTTGAGGCGTCTTTTTCTAATTGGATTATTTTGTTTTCTTATTTTCCCCTGCTGCTTTAAGTACTCTCCATTCAGGATCGTTGCTAAAGTTTTTTCTTTCTGTAATTTTTGCTAATTCTTCTTTCAACTGTTCATTTTCTCTCTCTAATTTTTCTATTTTCTTTTCATGTTCTCTCTTTTCTTTAACAAGTATGTTTTTATCTTTTTCCAACTGATCTGCATAAATAAGTGCTTTTGATTCTCTGTCATATAATTCCAAGTTTTTATCAGTTGCCTGTTCTATTCTTTTATTTATTTCCCTGATTTCCCATTTGTGATTTTTTTCTTTTTTCTCCAACTCATATTTTAAATATTCTATTTGTTCATTTGCTTCTTTTAATTCTTCTTTACACGCCATTAGTTCTGATTCTAATGTTTTATCTCCCATGTATTTTCCCTCGCTTATAAGGTTCCTATGTAATTTTCAATATACGAAATATATTCAACAGGGATTCCGTTCAAAACATCTATTTTTATATCAGAAGAATATCTATTTATAGACCAATCGTATGAATTTTCTTTTCTTAAGTCTGATATTCCTCCAGTATCCTTGTTTTGGTATGTGCATTTGTCATTCTGTTTTACATTCACGCAAACAGTTACTTCCATGTCTGACATGTCAAATTTATAATAATCATAAAGAGTAAATATACAGATAACTTTACTATCATCTTTCCCAAGATACAATGTATCCATATTTTCAAAATCAATTCTATTCTTTTCGCTGTCTATATAAACACAAATATCAAAATCTTTTTGATCATTTTCATACAGCCAGTAGATATCTTCTTCTGAAAGTGTGCTTATATCAAATTCAACTATAACATACGGCATGTAACCATTTTTATATTCCATCTGACACAAATCTACTGATTTTATTCCAAATGTACTATCATTATAATTCATGCTGTCATACGGTATACTTTTTACATTCTTTTCTATTCCAGTTTCTCTTTCAATCACGACAGTTCCATCCGTTTCTGTCGTCTCTATTTTTTCTTCCTCATATCCGTTTCCACACCCAGTTAATACCAACACAGCTATTGTCAAAATTACTATTCCCCACTTTTTCATGAACTCCCTCCCATTTGTAATATATTATACAAACCATACCACAAACGAAAGAGAGTTGCAATTAAAATATTGGAACTGGATTCTTCTGCCCTGCTTTTGCTTCTTCTCGCCATTTTTTTATAACATTCCTATATGCCTGATTCGAATCAAGAACCGCCGTAATATCTGCTTTTTCAAGTTTTGATACAATAACATCTCCCAATTTATCGTAATCAATAACACCGGACATTGCTATCTGCATTTCTTTTCCAATGGTACTTTCAATACTACCGGAATTGTATTTTATAGATGCGTTTACATTGTCAGTTATGCTTCTATTGTACTTATATGCAACTTCCGGCGCTGCTTTTAAACCTGTTAATCCAAAACTGTCCTTAATCCCCTCAGACCAGTTTTTGATCTCCTTAAATGTACTTTTGGAACCATCTGAAATACCATTATTGAATCCTTCCACCGTAAATCCTGCAAATTCTTTAAACACTCTTGATGGCGAATGTATGCCCATCAAATTTGTAAACCAAGAACCAATATTTGATACCCAGCTAGAAATAACACCGTGCGTTGTATTCTGATTCCCAGATACTCCACTATTAAATCCCTCTACCGTATATTTTCCATAATCAGAAAACACCGTGGATGGCGAATGTATCCCCATGTTTGTTGTAAAAGGTGCCTTGATATTATTGTTCATATAATCAAGCATAGCATCTCCAGTACTGCTTGAGTTATCTCTGATACCATCATTGTATCCATCTACTGTATTTTTCGCCCAACTTTCCCCCATATTGGACAGCATGAGTTCCTTTAATTTACCTTTTCGTGTAATTTCTCCGGTAACTGTATCGACTGCACTTTGAGACTGGGCTACACCACCATCCGAAAATCCTTTAACAATTACTTTTCCGCCTTCTATTGCTACATTGTATCCTCTGTCGTTATACCATGTTGTTATTTCATTTTCTAGTTCTGCGGTCAATGTTGGTATTGCTTCTTTCGTTCCTGCAACTCCGCCAACACCAAATTGTACCATTCCTTTTTCCCCAAGGTTATACATATCTTGGTCTGTCGTTCCATAGGAATCAATAATTGTTTGATATAATTCTACTGCTTCTTTTCCGATTACCTGCTTACCATTGACAAATATTCCGCCAAGATCATCTATTGCTTTTGATGCGTTCAATGCAATTTGTCCAAAGTTAATCTTATCTACGGCATCAGACAATTTATTGTATTTCTGCGTATGTTGTTCAAGCATATCATTTGCAGTATTGTAAGATGTTGTAGCTTTTTCAACCTCATCTCTAAGCGTCTTTTGTGTTTCTGTTATTTTGGACTGTTCATCTTCTAAGAAAACCATTTTCTTTACAAGTTCATCATGTGCATCGCTTGCATTTTTTGCTTCTATGCCATTTGCTTTTAAAGCGTCTGCATTTCGCTTCCACCAATCATTCCAGTCCTCTGTTGCACCTATATCAGAAATTATTTTATTGAGTTTATCTAACTCTGTTTTATTTTTTTTGTAGTTCTGCTCTGATACTTCCAACTCGACATTAGCTTCCGCAAGTGCCTTACTGTACTGCTCTACAACATCTTTATATCCTGCAACTCTATAATATTCTTTCTGCGCTTCTATGGTCTTTAGAAGTTCTTCCTTTTGTGCTGTATATTTTCCAGTAGTCATATCAATCTGATTTGCTAATTCTGGACAAATATCAATAAGCTGTTGTGCTCTCGTTTTTAATGTTTCTTGATCTGCTGCTGTTAAGCTCGTCTTGTCTGCAAGTTCGAAATATGAATCTGCAAGCTGTTGAAGCTGATCTGCACTTGCTTCGGATTTAGATGTTAAATCCTTTGTAGTGTCAGCTAAATCTCTTAGATTTTGTGCGGCATCTTCCATTTTCTGGTTATTTGATCCTATTTCTTCCTCAAACTCCAAAAACTGATCTGCAATCTCTTTTTGCCAACTTTTATGGAAATTATATACAGCTAACCCTATTGCTGCGATCGCCGCTGCTATTGCTAAATAAGGATGCGCAACGACAGTAGCTGCAAAATTCAAAAGAGTATCTTTTATTGCCAAAATCTTTGTCTTAATATTGTCTAATGCTGATAACGTAATGGTTGATATTTTTATTGCTGCAATTACTCCAAGAATGGTTGCTTCTATTGGTGCAGTAGAAAATATACCAGACCATGTGCTTAGCCCAGCATTTATAGCTTTCCAAATTACCTGCGCAATTTTTCCACATATGCCAAGCCAATCTATATCAGACAGGAACTCTCCGATTTTCTTTCCAATCCTATACCAATTCACTCCATCAATAGCAGAAATCATTGCATCAAGCAAACCTTTCGCCCATGTATTCAATGTTCTTGCCAAAAGAGTAAACTTGAAAGTTTTGAAAAATTTATTAATCCCTGCTGCAATAGAATTTCCAAAATTCTTCCAGTTAAATCTCGTTCCAAAAGAATTTAAAAACTCCAATGTAGTATTCAATGCCCCTGCAATCGTTTTTCCGACATTCCCGAACAGTCTCGGATTAATAAGGCCATTAAGAAAGTCTGCTAAACCTTTACCGAAATTTCTTGCCTTGGAATAAATCTTATCCCAGTTGATAGACTCCATAGCTTTTGATAAGGCATCACTGATGTATTTTCCAAGTTGTTTCAGATTTTTAATATCACTTTCGTAATTTTTGAAAATGGTATCAGTCTTGACGAGTTTACCGCCACTGGCACCACCGGATGCACCACCGCCGCCGGAACCGCCCGAACCTTTTTTGCCAGAACCATCATTTGTTGTAATCAGTTTCAATTCGTCAAACTGACGGATGCCCTTATTCATCTTGTCAATGTTCTTTGCCGCCTGTCCTGTGCTGTCCGCAACATCATCTGCACTCTCTGCCGCATCTGAAAAGTTATCTGCAAGTCCTGCGCCGGAATCCTCATATTTCCATCCGAAGATTGCGCCTAAAGCGTTTGTAACCTTTGTAACAAAGCTGATAACAACCAGTAAAACGGAATTGAGTGCTTTTACGAATGGTTTGAAAGCATTGATTAATGCTCCACCAATAACACTGCCAAGCTGTTCGAACGACTGTTTTAAAATTCTGATCTGGTTCGCCCACGAATCAGCCGTACGCGCAAAGTCTCCCTGCGCTGTCTGCGTATTGGCAAGGACGTACTGATACCGGAGCATTGTCTTTTCAGCCTGTGACATAGACTCGATATCAGAATCTAATCCCTGTTTCATCGCCCACTCTTTAAGGGTTGCCTGTGTAAGATCAAGACCGTAATCTCTTAATGGACGTGTCTGTCCGGTAAATATTGCAGCTAAATCCTGCGACACAACATCCTGATCTATGTTATACAGAGATGCCATATCAGCAGTTAATTTTGTTAAATTCAAAGACACATCAGCCATGGAATCAGACAAACCAATATAGCCATCTGTCTGCTTATTCAAAAACTCATTGGCTTTCTTTATCAAACTGCTGTCAATTCCCATGGCTGTTCCCATTGCTTGGAATCGGCTTGCCGTCTGTTTCAGTGTCAGTTCTGACATACCGAACTGTCGTATAGAGTCCTGTGCAAAATCATTGACTTTCTTTGACATGTCCCCAAAAGTAGCATCAACAACGTTCTGAACCTCTGTTAATGCGGATGATATGTCGATTGCATTTTTTATTCCCCTGATCGCTCCGTACAGACCAAGATAAATCCCCATAGAGGACAAAATCTGTCTTGTGAATGACTTGAGTCCGATCAATGCTTTCCCTGTGGATGCCTTAAATCCAAGGAAAGAACCGGAAAGATTACTGATGCTGGTATTTAACCCAGAAATTGCGCCACCAGACCTGTTGGAAAGATTGCCGAGTGCCTGCGTCATCTGAATGATATTCGAAGATACATTTGGTGCTTTTGAAAGCGTCTCAAACAGGTATTTGAGATTGTCAGCAAGCAAAGGTATATTAGTCACCGCGCGACCGCTTGCAACGCTTCCAAGCCTTGATATGGACGTTACAAGATTACTCATGTTGGTCATATCAAAATTCAATGCACCTATCTTGTTCATCTGGCGTACAAAGTTTTGTAACTGCGCAGATAAAGCCGGCAGATTCTTTGTCGCCTGTGTAGATGCCTTGCCACCAATTTTTGACAGTGCCGACACCATGCTTGTGAGTCCGCTTGTATCAACAGCTTTAACACTTGCTATTCCAGATGCAAGATCTCTCACAGCAGAAGATATTCCGTGGATAGAATTTGCATCAACACCAGAAAATTTATTGAGTGCCCGCACCATTGATGTGATTTCCGAAGATTTACCACCTTTGAATCCGGTAGCCGCATCGGAAATGCTTCTGATTCCGCTTGCAATATTTGAAAGTTTTGCAGTGTCAAACGATATGCTTTCCCGGAGCCTATTCATGCTGTTTACAAGGCTTTCTATGGAATTACTTGCTTTTGCAGAGTCAGCTTTGATTTTTATTTGTAATTCATCAATGTCTGCCATATATGCACCAACTTTCTATGCAAAATAAAAAGACGGCAGGCTGTGACACCTTACCGTCCTTGATCTACTCTTTTAATTTTTCTCTTGTAACCGGTCCGCATTTCTTATCTACTGTAATTCCGACTTTTTTCTGGAATGTTCCAATACCGGTCGCCGTATCATTTCCAAGAATACCGTCCACATTACTGTTTCCCTTTTTATCTTTTTCATCCAGGCATCCGTGATAAATAAGCTCCGTCTGAAGCCATCTCACATCATCCCCTCTCATGCAAGGGAATTTTTTCTTTAAAATCCTTGCAGGTTCCGGGTATGGGTTTAAATGATCTTTTACATTTTTTCTAGGGTTTCCGCTTGTCACAATCGCTGTATGACCTTTTGTTTTTGTGACAAGAACATCTCCATTGTAAAGAACCATTCCTGCCGCATAACCTCCAATGTCATCAAACATGCCACTAGAAAGAAGTACAGATTTTTCATTTGCTGTGGTGAAATTTCCAACATCTTTTCCAGTTGCATGAATAATGCATGCACGTACCGTTGTGCCGCAATCTGCTTCTGTTTTTACTTTTGAATTAATACCATATTTGACAATTCCAAGCCGGTGTCCCTGACAGTAGCCAATATTATCATTATTGCACGCTGTAATCATTGATTCTGCCAGTTTATCCGCCATATCTTTTGTTTTTGGTCTTAACACATACCATCCTTTTTTATGAACATAAAAGTTTTGCATACTTACTTCTGTTCCGGTCTGATCTCCCGGTCTCCCACCGGTCAATTTTCCATTTTCATCATGTCTTGCAGATCCAATTCTCATATTTATACCTCCAAGTTCTTTTCTGGTTTTGGGTGGCTCAACTCATAGTTTGACTGCATGACTTTAAGTTTTGCCACAAATAGCTCTCTCTGTTTCTTTATTTCTTCTTCCGTCATTTCTGAATCATCTTTCCCTTGTTGCTCATTGATTGGTTTTTTAATATACTTTGATTTTGCTTTTCGTCCGGCAAGGCAATGTTCTACTGCCACCGATACCGCAGACAATCCGTATGTTCCAAACCACATCCACATCTCATTGTCTCTTTGCTTTTTATCTAAGTTGTAAGCATCCGCATAAGGCTGTAAATCAGCCGGGCAGGACGTGTCTATGTCACGCACGGTAAATCCATACCCTTTTGTAACTAAAAGCCAGAATGGGCGGATTTCCGCACAATATGTTCCCCATGTAAGTTCTCTCTGTTCTTCTACTTTTTCCTCGGAGTTTTCTTCTCCGCTTCTTTCTGATCTGCTTTGAGCAGTTTTGATAAAAAACCGTTTTCAAGCAGCTCCGCTAAAAGTGCATTGTAAAGTACCTGAACATCTGCATCTTCTCCGTCAAAGTAATCATCCAGCATGGCATATACTTTTCCAAGCTGCTGTTCCTTTTCTCCCTCATTGTCCGGATTGTATCCAAGTTCCTCTTTGTGAAACTTCTGCGCGCCTACAAGGATTAACTCTGGAAGAAATAAAAGGATTTCGTCAACCGCTTCGATATCTTCCATCTGGTCTAATTTTGCTACTTTCTTGATAATTCCGCTTTTCACGGTTGCTTCATATCCAAACTTGATCTGTAATTCTTTCTCGCCAAATTTTAATTTTGTCATTTTCTTTCCCTTTCTCCCTCTCATATAGGGAAAGGGCAGTCCGAAGACCGCCCTGTTCTTTTAAATTGTTTCTTCAAGCTCTGGCTCGGTTGTCTGGTTATCGTCAGCCGATCCAACCGAACTATTCGACTGACGTGTTATTCCCCCGGTGTAAAAGCTACAGCGGTGTCCATGCCCTTGTATTCTTCAATGGTAAGATTCATTTCAACCGTCAAAAGTTCGTTCTGACCAATCTCCGGCTGTGGAATCTGCTCTGGCGGCTGAGCCACAACAAAAAACGCGTCGGTAAATCCCGGGATAATAGTTTCAAACCACATTCTTTTCCCGCCGGAAAGCGCCTTATACGCCGTGATAAGTGCTTCCCACTCTTCCTTTGTGGCATCCGTAAGGTTTACCGTGATAGGGAAAGAGCCACCGGTATCTGCGCGACCCTTTACATATCTGGTAATAGCATCTTCTAATGCAGATGCGTCAATCTGTTCCGGCTCAATGTTGATACCGCCGATTGCGTTAATTCTTGTAAGCTGTTTAAACGATGTAGGCTTTGTTCCGGCTGTGGTTTCTGTTCCATAGCCAAACGTAATGCCTAACGTAGACAATCCTGCTTCTGCCATTTTTACCTCTCTTTCTACCGCCAAATAATGCGGTTATCGGGCGCATCTTTTTGCACCCGGTGCATAAAAAATAGAGCCTTTCGGCTCTTTTACATCAATCTGTCGTTGGCTCCGATTATCCGCCGGAACCTTGCAACGCTTCTAAATTTTTTCTCACTGTCATTTTTAAACTCCGGCATTGCTGTGATTTGAAATCGCATCTGTTTAAAGGCATCAGCTAAAATAGCCATAATCCCTTTTGCATCGCTCTGCTTTGTGTTTGTAATGACGTCAACCTGTATTGTTTCCTGCACCGCATTTACGGATGTGCCCTCTAAATCTGCCCCACGTTCAAGCCCCGGCATCTCGTGAATGTAAATGGTCGGGAAAACAGGGTCTTTATCAAGGTTCTTTTCAACCGTTGTAAATGCAGTGTCAAAATTCATGCTTTTGTATTTTTTCTTGAGTTTTGGTTTGGCTATCGTTGCAACATTGGAGAAAATGTTTATTTCAAGGTCAAATACCCACTGGTTTCCTGCCATTATCCAAACACCTCCTTCGCTGTCTGTGTAACAATCTGCCGCAACTCATTTGCGGTCAGATACATGAATGGTCGGCTTGGCATTCCCTCTGTAAACCACCAATCGCCATTGTCGTCCTGATAAAACCATCCATATCTTCCATCTGAAATCTGATGGATAGTTTTTCCACTTGCATACTGCCACGAAACGCCATCCGGCAGTTTCCCTGGATAAGGATTTTGCTGTCCTACGGTTCCTGTTCCAAATTCAACAAACATTGCATGGTCCGTCCCGGCAACTACCGCCCATATCCCGCCTCCTTTGGTACTTCCCTTGTATTCTGAATGAATACTGGAAATCAATTCTGATGTGAATATTGCGTCAAGGTCAGCAATTTGTACTCTGGCAATCTCTACGCCCTTTTCCGCGAGTTTTTCTGCCAATAGCTGGCATTTATATGTCAAGCTGTTTTGATAGGCTCTAAGCTCTTGTATTGCATTCTGAATAGACTTTTCAGACAGGCTCATTGTGATTACTTTCTTCCCCATGCCGCACCTACTTCACATTTTTTTGCAATAAGAACAAATCAACCGTCAATCCCTCGTCTGCAACACCTTTTACGATGTAATCAGCCGAATTTTCGTCAACGATTGTATTCTCTTCATCTTTGTACCTTACATCTGACCGTTTCCATACCAAAGAACCGACGTTCAATGGAAGTTTCCCTTTGTCCTCGACAATTTGAACAAAGTTTGTGGAATTGTCAACGCCAAACTCTTTTATAAGTGCTTCACTCAACTTATTGCTGATTGAAGAATAAAAAACCACAGGCTTCTCATAACCTGTGGTATACTCTCCGGTTGTTTTCGGTATTTTGTTTCCATCCTCATCAAGGTAATAAATTACATTTCCATCAGAATCCGTGTACGAAGAATATTCGATGTTACCATCATCATCCGTCACATATACCGGCACCTTGCCGCTTTGCTGCGAATAACTCATTTTTTGCTTATTGATCTCAAGCATTTCACTTCACATCCTTGCCGAACCGTTTCCACAGCTCAGAAAGCTTTTCCCATCCATACATTGCGACAAACGCAACAATAAATCCTGCAATAATAGCTGCCAAGATCATATACCATAAAATTAATGTCTGGATGTACTGCATGTATGCCACAAACGCAGCGACCGTGATTCCGATAGAAAGAACAAATACCAAAATGTCCGTTGGAATCTTAGAAAATACGCCTACACCTTTGATTACCTGTGTTACCACAGACACAACAAATGCCAGCGCACCAATGATTGCCAGAATAATTGTCATATTTGCAATTACAGACTGTATAATATCCATGATTAAACCTCCTTGTCATCATTAAGACGGGTTTCTATTCCGTCAATTCTGTGATGAGCCGATTTCACACTTTCCTCCACCTTTATGATTCTGTTGTCATGAGAATTTATTTCTTTTCGCATCTCAGATACTTCATTTTTGATCTCGGTCGTGTTGTTTGAAATGGCATCCAACTTCATGTTAATGCGTGTGTTCTCCCGCACGCGCTCTTCAAGATCCGTGTTGTCTGTCCTTTTGTTGCTCTTCAAGCCCATAAAGACGGAAAAACCAAGCGACAGCACGCTTATAATGATTGCTGTTGATATTTCAATCGTCAAATCATATACCGCCTTTCATTTTTTATGGCACACCGCCCACCACCGCTCAATGTGTGCCGCCTGCTACGTTTTGCCAACATCGGCAAAACGTAACGCACAATCTTCTAAACTCCTCGAAATCGATGAGTTATAATGATTTTACAAACGGAAATACACAGACAAACAAGCTTTCCCTGTCTTTCCAGCTACGGCTCACTCCGTTTTCTGAATAGCTTGCCATATAGGCTTCTCCTGCCTGTGAATGGTCGTACACGGCTAAATTGACGATTACATCCTCAAACTGTTTCAAGTCTTCGGATATTTTTTCATCCGTGTAGCTTTCCGGGTAATTCCGCTTGCTTACCACTTCATTTCTTGCCTGCTTGATAAGCTGTTCGATGTAAGGATTATCTTCTTTCTGGTCGAACACGACAACATCAGAAGTAACACCATCTTCGTCCGTAACGGTTTCAATATGAAATTGTTTCAGTCTGATTTTGACCTGCTCTAATGTTGTATATTCGTCCATTCTTCCCTACCTATAATCCAAACTGCTCGATCAAAATGCGTTTCAGTTCCGCTCCACTGATTTCTTCTGCACCCTCGATCCCATGTTCAGCGGCAAGTGCCTGTAAATCAGCAGTGCTCATTCTGTTAATCTCTGTCTTGGTGTACTCGCCAGAAGATTTCTCTCCCGGAACAATGTCCGGGATTTCATCTCCTGCTTTATACCATCTTCCATTGCGCTTTACTGTATATTCAGCAATCATACCGCACCTCCTACGCAACTTTCATGACAACAACGCTGTCCATGCCCTCAAAAGTAGGCAATCCGATCATTGACACAATGCAATGCGTGTTGATCGGATGATTTGTTGCGTATGTATATACCGAAATGCCGGTTTCTACAATAGAAAGGTTTCCGTCTGTTAAACTTCCGCTTCTCTCTTCCGGTGTCTTTCCAAAGACATAATCTCCAAGGTACACGCCGGATGACTGCGCTGAAACAACTCCTGTAGGAATAAAATATTTGGTAGCACCGTCTGCAGGGTCGATGCAAAGTTTGTCGTAAACTTCAATCTCGATGCCGTATCCTCTAAGATACTCTGTAACCTGCCCCTGCTGTAAGCGAATACCGCCATTGTAAGCAATAATTCCAAGCACCTGTTTCTTTGTGTCCTCCGCCTTAAGGACCATTTCCCATGTTTCTGTATTCATGCTAAAGCGTGCAAGGGAATATCCTGTTTTCTTTGCAAACTCACGTTTAATCTCGATAAGGTCGTCAAGTGGCGTTGCTGTTTCTGGTGCAGACCATTTATCAGTATCGCTTCCGGAAATATCCTTGTAATGATCTCTCTTGTGCGCCACTCCATTGTCCGAAGTATAATCAACATAGAAGCTCTTGCCACCAATTGTTACCTGTACTCTTGGAATACCATCAGATGGTGCTAATAACTGCCAAATCTGGCGTTCCGGCACTACTCTTGCGCCCTCAATCAGCATCATCGGTTTTTTGCTGATTTCTCTAAGCACCTGGTTTGCCATGTTGGAATTTTCTGCCGACTGGTAATTTGCATACTCCTGCTCTTCACGCTCTGTTACCATGTAAGATTCACGGTAGAAAGGCATCTCGTTCTGAATATCCGAAAATCCACCGACATCTCTTAACTCTGCCTGCGCATCAAAATTGGATGCCTTTAAGGATACCGGAAGACCGTTTTTCCCTTTGATAAATCTAAGTTCAAGGCTGTCCTGTTTTCTGGTTCCAAATTTCTGTCTACCTAAGTAAGGTGCAGAACCAAGCGTTTTTTTATAATTATTCCACATAACCCCAAGACTTCTTGCGGTAAATGCTTCTGCTAATGGTAATGCCATTCTCTAATACCTCCATTTTTTAATCAAAAAAAGTAACACGCGGTGTTGCTGCTTTTGCAGTTGCTTCCACGGTCACTCCGTTCGCTGTTACCTTTGCGCTGTCAATAGAACCCTGATATACATAAGTTCCAGGTGCATCTCCCATTGTTACGTCAACATCTTCCAGAAGATACCCTTTGCAAGATTCGTCATTGCTTGGGAACGGTGTCCCTGCCTTTGCAATCTTCTTTCCGTTTGCATCGGCACTTGACACCATTGTCTGCGGAACGATACACGCCGCACCCTCATAAGGAAAGAATTTTAAAATTCCTTTACTCTGTGTAAAGTCTCTTTCAATCGGTTTTCCCATAATTTACCTCCTATAAAACATAATGGTCTTTGGCTTCTGCACTTTCTGCAGGTTTGCCAAAACTGATTTTTTCTGCGTTCTCTACGTCCGCAGTTTTTTTATTTTCTCCACCTGCAGTACCGCCGCCCGGATTTTCAGAATTATTTGCAATCTCCTGTTCCTTTGCCTGCGCTGCCGCGGTTTCCTTTTCGGCTGTAATCTTTCCAAGAGCGTCATAATCAAGGCTTCCATTATCCTTGACAACGGATTTTGCCTGCTCTGCATTGATTTTTAACTTTTCCATCAATGCTTCGCGCTGATCTCTGATGGCGTTTTTTTTCTGCATATCTGCGATCTGCTGATTTGCTGTCTCTAACGCCTTGTTTGCTTTTTCAAGTTCCGTGAGGTTTCCTGCTTCCATTTCATCCAGCTTTTTCTGCAACTCATCTGCGCTGTCTGCCTTTGCCTTAAGCTCTGCTGCTTTTGCCTGTTCTCTCTGTACGGCACTGCCGTAATCAGCAATGATTTTTTCAACATTTTCCTCACTGATACCCATTGCAATTAACTCTTCTCTTTTCATTGATTACCTCCGATATGTCTTTACGAATTTTTGCGGTGCAACGACACCGAATGACACTGTTGATTTTTACGCTCACAACTTTGCGAATTTTTATAAAATAAAAACAGCCACCGATTACTCGGTAGCTGTCTTATTTTGCTGTTTATTTAATTGGTTTACAATTTCCTGTGCTTTTTGTTCCTGCTCTTCTGCATTATCAATTGTTTTCCACAACGCATCTATATATGGCTTAGACAAGAGGAATGTCTTTTCAGCATCTCCCCAAAGCCCCACCGTTTTAATGGCAATAAGAGGATGTATGCCGCACTCTAAAAGCTGATATAGTGTTTGCGACTTTGTATACATATTGTCTTGCGGGCTATGATTGATTTGCACATCAAAATCCCTCATTGACAATTTCAAATCATTGTCCTTAACGCGTATTACATTTAAGACAACTTTTGCAAGTCTCTTCTCTGCCGATTTCACAATTGGGTCTTTTAATTTTGCTCTTGTCTTTGAAAAATCCCATCCAGCCCTTAATGATACTGCTCCTTGTGTATCTCCTCCAGAGTTTTGGGACTCTCTGTTTGGTATTGCTAATATTGCCAAGGCATTGTCCCACAAGTCATCTTTTGCCACCTGACACTGGCTCTGATTTAGTTCCTGCGTCATAATCTCAACATCGGCTTTGTTATCCTTGTTATTGGACTTTACCGTCAAAGCATGGCTCATTTTCATCTCTTCAAACGTTTTTTGGTCGATTTCACAGTTCACAAACTTAACCCAGTACTGAACAAACTGCTCAATTCCATCCATTCTGTTTGACTGCATATTGTTTATGGCATCCAAAATACCTATGACAAGCTCAATATCAGAAATTCTCTCATGATTATTTGGAAACTCAACAATAGGTATGCTTCCAAATGCATGCAATTTCCATTCAGAAACTACTCCGTTTTGAAGTTTACATGAATAGTTGTCCGTATAGCACAGTTTGTACCATCTTCCATCTTCGTCTTTAAGCTCCTGCACCGCAACCACCGGTTCTTCCGTACTCCGATTATAAATAACACAAGTATTCATCGGAGTAGGGGCAACAATCTGAAATGGTATTTCTCCATTTGAAAATCTCACAGCCTTAAAAGATGTTCCAGTTGCTGACTGCCACTCTCCTGCTTTAATGTCTTTTTCCTGTTTATTCGCATCCACAAGATAGTCATTCAGCGCATCCACTGCCCGATTAATTTCATCATCATCTTTTCGACTGATAAACTGTATTGGCTCGCCATATGTCTGTCCTACTTTGAACTGAACAATCTCATACGCATGATTTTCTACTATTTTGTTTGTAATATCAGCATTTTGCACCTTTACACGGTATAAAACAGACTGGTCACCTTTGTAATATCGCCAAAGATATTCTATGATGGTTTTGTTGTAATAAAAATTTCCGATGCAGTCTCCCACCACATTGACAATATTATCTTCTGTGATGGTTTCAACATCTGTATATAAAATTTTTCTACCATAACAGCCTTTAACAAGGTCTTGGAGAGATTTGTCATTTCTCATTTTTTTCTCCTAAATAAACGTCATCCCACTGGATGTTGACCGGATTGGAAGAGATTTTAATTTCGTCTTTCCATTCTCCGGATAAAAAACAACTTTCTTGTGGCATTTCCTACATTCCACAGAAATGTTCATTGTTGAACGCCCATCGTGTGTGGCAACTTTTCTTCCGCAACGCGGGCAATATATTGTTTTTGGTGTATATCCCATAAAATCCTCTTTTCTTTGCAAAAGAAAAAGCACCGGAGATTTCTCTACGATGCTTCTCTAAATTTGGGGAGGTGAAGTATTCAACTTTTGTTGCTTTCTTCGATTATAACTATATCATTTTTTCAATATGACATTCTATGACATTTTACAAATAAGTTGCTCCATATTTTTGCTCAAATTTTTTTAATGCAATTCCATGAAGCCTTATTGTCTGTCTCCAAGAGTAATTCATTTCGGTTGCAATAACCTCAAATGTCTTTTTTTCTATGTACTTTGAAAACAACACATTATAGACATTCTCATCTTCCATGCTGTCTATCTGACTGACAATCTGATCTCTTTTAATGATATAATCATCAACCAGTGCATCGATCTTCCTTTCCATTTCATCAATCTTTGCCTGCTTCGCGCCTATCCTGTCAAAATTTGGGGTTGTCATTACTCTTTCTTCATTTGTAATTGACGATATACTGCATGCCAACTCTTTAAGTTGTGCAAGCTCTACCAGCTTATTATTTATCATCCGGTTAAGCCTGCTTATCTGGTTTAGATAGTCCTTTGTTGTCATATCAATACCTCCTAAACGGATTTGCTGCCGCTTCTACTTTGGCTACGTTATTTCCACTTGTCACTCTAAGCGCAAAGTTTGAAAATACATCTGGCACATCATCCAACTGCTTTTTACCAGACACTGAATATCTCTTGATAAGAGACATCATTACTCCATATGGCTCATTTGGCTTATATAATGACGGATCTTTAAATATAACGTGCTGCAATATCCAGTTAGAGCACTGGAAAATTCTTGCTTCTTTGTTTGTCTCCGTCGGTGTGTCAGTAATGTTGCATATCCATCCTTTGTTTTCGACACGCTTGTTTACTTCCATTGCGACACGGTCGCCTCCGGCATTTCTTTCAAATTCACATTCCTGCACTTTGTTGTTTGTCAAAACATTTGCTGCATTTTCATACTGCATCTCATAATCTGCCGTGTTATTGCAAACACAATCTACACAGTAGTAATCCTCTCCGTATTTTTGCAATACCGGCAAAACAAAGTAATCCGTTCCTTTTCCCTTGGTATCGCACTGACCGGTTACAATCTCTGGCTCTCCATGTGGCAAATTAAGATAGCGGCGTATTTTATCTTCCGGAAACAGCAATCCCTCACGCTCAATCGGTTCCTGTTTGTAAAGGCATCTATATGATATGTCGTCCATCAATAATTGCTGGTCTTCAAAAAATTCTTTTGTAAAACCGGAGAACTCATATTCAAAGTTGCTTTCTCCTGTAACTGGGTCTACATCCGGTACCGCAATAACCTTTACTCTCGGATTACCCTCGTACATATTTTGTATGCGCCCTATGACGTCGTGTACGCTCCATCTTGTGGCAATATGTATTTCCTTGCAGTTCTTACCGTCCGTGTCCTGTATCTTTCTCTGTCTGGCATCTACAGCGTATTTATCCCACAATTTATCAAGGATAATGGGATTCATTGCTTCTTCAATACCGCCGATCATATCGTCAACAAGTAAAAACTTAGAAGCCCTTACTTTACCGGCATTCTTACTACCAACAGACGTACATTGTACGGATGGAAACGATTTGTACTTCCCGACATTAAACTGCTCCATCTTCGCATTTGTGCTTGTCACGGAAAGATTTGGGAAAATTTCATTCCATGTATATTCTTCTTCGTTTGTAACGATATCGTATACACCGTCATAGTACATTCTGGTAATATCACCGCTGTGTGAATAAAAGAGGCTGAAATCTCTCGGAAACCATCCGGCAACAAGAGCGTGAAACATTTTTTCAACCGTTGTTTTTCCTGCACCCGGGACAAGTGATACGCACAGGATGTCATATCTATCATCAATCATGCCTTGCAGCGCATCTATGAGTCCGATTTTTAAGAATTGCTTTCTTCTTGGCATGTAAAACCGCTCTTTAGGCTCTCTCTTCTTCTCCAAATACTGGAAAGCACTATCCACAACTTTGTTTTGCGCTTCTAAAAGCAAAATTCCGTAGTATTTGTCCAGAATTTCATAAGATACCTTGTTTTGGAATGAATATTTCTCTAAATCCCATGGTGTGCCACCTGTAGATTGAAATATAAACTGCTCCGTCAGTTCTTTCGCTCTGGCAGAAACCTTTAATCCATACTCAACATCCTTTTCCGTCAGAATGGCTACCCTTGCCGCTTCTTCCATGGCATCTATTACCTGTTCATCAACGCCATGCACCTGTATGTAATTTTCATATCCATTTACTGTGGAAATTAGGCTTGAACTTGCCAAAAGAAAAGCACCTCCGCAAAAAAGCAGAAGTGCCTTAAGACCTCTGCCAATAATTTTTGTTGGTTAGCGACTAACTCCGTTTGTTAGCCGGTAATATCATCTAATCAATATCCGCAATACTTTCTACAAAGCAGTTATAATAGAGATTTCTGATATTTTCACAATATCTCCCTAAATTCTTGCAACTACGTGTTCTTTTGCAATTTCTTCTTTTTCCGGGTCGTAAATAACCGAACCGTTTTTATCAGTCTTATACTTATCAAATTCACAAGAAATTTTTATGTATGGGTATCTCAATGGCGTGCAGTCAGCATGGAAATCAATATTATACACTCCCTTTTGCCATTTTCCGTTAGCATAAATCTTTGTGTAACCGCCTTTTCTAGTTTTGATTATGATTTTTGAACGTGTTTTCTTCATTTCCAATGCACCTTGAACCCTTTCGCCGTATAATTACCAACTGCCTGTTTCAGCTCTTCCTTGCTTTTATATTCCTCTCGAAGCATGATTGCTACCTTGTTCTTCTCAATGGCGTATATGCCGCAGGTAACCGCTTTGCTCGCCGTATCAAGAACTGCTTTGTACTGTTTGCTGTTCATCTCGTATGTGCTGTTATTGATATTGACAATCATGCTTCATACACTCCTTCTCTTCCTTATGAGTTTGCATCAACATTTTTTAGATATTCAATGAAACTCATTTCAGCCCCCTCGCATGTTAAACCTTCAATAGGATTTTTGTGATAGTTTTCACGAAAATACCTCAATGCCTGTTCTTTTTCTTTTTCTGAATAAGAGTCCCATTTTGATATCCCAGATTTGTTTTTGAAAAATTCGCAATCGTGTTCTTTATAAGCAAATCCTACTGGAGGAATATACTTTTCTGGATGGTTACAAAATTCTATCGTTTTTTTCAAAAATTCATTCCATTCAATTCCAAAATAAGCACATTCATAGCATGTCATTCTTCCACCAACTTTCTACCACACATCGGGCAAAATTCAATTTCCATTGCTATCGCTACGTTCATTCCATTGCTACAACATTTAGCATACTGTGGACATTTATCAATATGGCATTGAATAACATTTATACAGCCCAATTTTTTGATTTTAAATTCTCCATATGCAGTTTTATATGATTCTTTCCCATTGCAAAAATCACACATTTCAATTACTTCCTAATAAACCTATGTTCACAATCTTCCAAAGTTGTTACTTCTATCATTTCCGGTTCATGTCTGCAAATCCTTCCGTTTGAATCAATATATGGTTCCAGTTCTATCTTTGTACGTAAACCATATGGAGTTTTGCAATAAGGGCACGCTTTCTTGTCACTTTCAATTGGTGCGCCACAATTTACACAGTTTAAAATCATGCTCATACCTCTAATTAAAGCAACTTACTAAGCGGATATACAAAATTGATGTGTCATGAAAAACACAAGAAGGAGAATTTACGGAATGGATCGTTAAACCCATTCCTCCATCGGAACGGCAGGAATCGGACCTGCGACCGCTCGGATATAAGCCGAGTGCTCTGCCAACTGAGCTACGTTCCGTCACAGCGCGCATAGCGCGCCGTTTATGATAGTATTTTTGATCTTTTTATTTTGCCGACGTCCACTAACACCGAATAATTGCTTACGCCGAGTTTTTTCTTGCAAAAACCGAATGCCAGTGGACTTAAGCTATACTGGATGCTCCGACTTCTCAGACTGGTGCTCAGCGTCACTGTCAAGATCCAGAACGTCGGTTTCTCCCGCATGTTTTTTTCTGCTTATATGTATTCTTCCGACCGTAGTTAAAATCTCCGGCAAGAAGCGAATACCAAATATCGGGTCATACAAAACCATATCATCATCTCCACATTGCAAATATATTGACAAGAAACAATGCAATAAGTGATCCCCAGACTGCCACAGCGTCCTTTTCGTTGCTGCTATCTCTTCCAAGCAAGAAAAACGTCAAAATCGCAAGGGCATCAAATGTTGTTATGACTGTTTTTAAAATCAACATGATTTACCTCCATTTTCAAAACTGCCCGTACCGGACTCGAACCGATAAATGCTGGGATCAAAACCCAGTGCCTTACCATTTGGCAAACGAGCAATGCAAGCAATCTATTTCTCCGGCATATAGTAAACAAGGTTATCAAATACTGTTGCTGCCATCCTTGGATCATCCATCTTGACGCATCTAATCGGTGTATTTTGTGATGCTGCAACTAATGCAGAGACTTGTTTCTCGTCCATATTTGTGCAAACTACCTGTACAGGCGCATATGCTTTATGCATGTCCATAAATACTTCTGCTGCTCGTTCTGGTGTAGCATATTTCCCAATGGCAAAAGTTCTTCCATCAAAAGTAGCGCTTATGCATTCATAGCTTGTTCTAAATTCGGTCCGGTCAAAATCAAACGAAACGTCTTTGCTTTGTGATACTACTCTCATACTTTTCCATCCAATCTCTTTTTGTTTTTGAGGATATTTAAAGGACTTAGTAGTGCTGATTTTCTCAACCTATCAAACCCCCTCCCCCTCCATGCAGAATCATGCTTTGAACATTGATAAATTGTTTGAATTGTTCGTTCAATTCCATTCGTATTTTACAACTATTCGCAAAACCCTTGTTTTGCGTAATGTATCAACGATTTAATGCGCCTTAAGACCATTAAACACTGGGCTTTAAATTGTTTGAATTGTCTATTGCGTTTTTCTCGCTTTTTTCAACCAGAATTGTCGGAGTTGTTCGGCAATCCTATACAATTATTAGCCCCAAGACGTGGCAGTTCTTCGGCTGTCAACGCTCTTGCTCTGGATCCCTGATCTCTAACGCCCGGCATATTGAAACCGCAATACTTGTTGAGTGATGGCATGTAGTTCATGGGGTTTCCTTTGCCGGAAACTTGTAAACCTACCAAACTTTCCTCACGCATTTCGTCAATTTTTTTGCAAATGTCGGAACCTGATGAGCCTAGCTGCACGCCATTAACCCATCCATTTAATGTATCTCTATGTATTCCGGTAAAGAATGTAAACCCAACAATATTCACTACTTTCTCGTAGTCATTACACAGGTCTATATATATATCTAATACCTCGTTAACCTTATCTGTATCATAGGCATTATTAATATTATTATCATCCTTTAGGTACTTTGGATTAACTTTAAATACATTCTCATAGACATATTTACAACAGTTATACCATCTGTTCTGCGATACTTTGCACATATCCTCTACATGTCTCTCTTCCATCCAGAGATTTATATACATGTCCACGTCGTTTATAAAAACATCTTCAAAAACATCAACGGTATTATTATTTATTTCCTGATTTTCAACTGCTGACATGTTATATATCTCCTCTCTCCAGTACTGGAATAATTAAACTAAAAAATGCAACTGATACAATCAGATCATGATGATCTCGACTGTACCGGCTGCATGAAGTCCGTTTCTTTCGGGACCTCGACGGCTGCCGCCGCCCGTTGCCCGAATGCGTTTTTAATTTAATAAAACAATATCATTCTATCATTTTCTTGTCAAGGTATATTTTAAAATTAAATTTTAAGCCTGTATATTATATATATTATTTATATAAATATACTGCCTTATTTATAATATATATTTTTAATATTACAAGAGAGAATATACTCTTTCTCTAACTCTAGTGTCTATATCTACGTTGCAAAAATGTTGCAATTTGTTGCAGAGGTGTTGCATTGCAACAAAACTGGTACAATTCTATCATTTTTGTCTTGTCCGTAATAAAATTATCACTCTTGAAATTTTGTGAAAATTTAACAAAGATTTTCTACGTTTTAAACAAAAAAAGACAGCTATATTTCAAGCTGTCAAATTATCAATACTCATTTCAATTATTCAATTTCAAACCCTACCAGCTTCCACTGATCCGGTTCTCCGTCCTCATCGTAAGATACAGGATCGTTAATTTCTTTAACTCTAAAACTCGGTGTATCTTCATCCAGCGCCGCGCCTGTACTGTCACATTTCCATGCTTCCATCGTCTCGCCGTTGCTTGTGTCGTGATCTACTGCGATCATTCCTAACTCTTCAACCTTGAAAATTTCTACTGCAAAATGTCCTTCCATCTGTCCTAACTCTTTTAAAATCTTTAACATAGCTTTTTCCTCTTTTCTTTCTTCTCTGGATGTGCTATATTCAAATAGCACACATTTCACTTGGTATGGTTTTTGTGTGTCGGGCTGGATTTTCTCCAGCCCTTTCTTTTAATTGTCTTCAATACCCTTTTGAGTATCATCAATCAGCTGATCGACCATCTTTTCCGCTTTTTCATAATCCTTAGACTTCAAAACTTCTTTGAGGTCTTTCAGATCCTGCAAAAGTCTTCTTAAGTAACTTTTAAATACACTCATATCTTCGCTCATTTTTCTCCTTTCTGGCTTTCGCCTATTGCCTTTCGACAAGATTATAATACACCATTTATAATGTAATGTCAATATATTTTTGCATTATTTTTAAAGTATTTATTTTTCTACATTTTCCACATATTTTATAATGTTGCCAGGCTGCATATCCAGTAAAGCGCAGATTTTTTCTAATGCAATTATTCCTACCATCTCGCCGCGCCTTAATGACTGAATCGCGTTTTCTCCAAGCAGCTTTTCTTTTCTTAGACGCGTTGTATTATAACCGCTTTCCTTTAATGTCTCTAGCACATCTATTTTATAAGTAAGCACAGTTTAACACCTCTCTTTCATATAAAACAGTATACATTATTTTAAAATTGCTTTCAAGTATGTTTACATTATAAATAATGCACAAAAATCATTCTTTATTTATACATTATTTTTGGTGTATTTGTGTATTGCAATTACACCGTTTATAATGTATTATAATCTCAACAGGAAAACAAAGAACGGAGGTAAGCAAGATGACTGATAAAAAAATAAAGGATTTTACAAAAGGAATTGAAGAGATCGCAAAACTTCATCCAGCAGATCAGGAAAAGGTTTTTCAAATGGTTGCCGATCGAAACGGCACCGCCGCTGCTGGATACGTTGAAAAGAAAGTAAATGATTATGAAACAGCAAGAAACATGTTAAAAAAAATCTTTAAATAACGGGAGGCATGAACATGAAAAAAGTATTTACACCAGACGGGGAATATTTGGGAAGAGCAATAAAAATTGAAACCACCGAAAACGGCGTTGAGATCACAGCGCCGGGCGATTTCCCTGGAATGATCGAGAAAAACACTATCTATATTGGTGGATCTGTAGTTTATGAAGATGAAAACCGTGTGTATATAAAATATTAGCCGAAACGCTCCGATCTGGAGCGTCAGCCGCGGGATGGTCTCCCGGCCCTGATGATGGCAGACCGCAGAAAACGAAAGCGAGGTTTTGGACATGGGAAAAATAGTTAAATGGTTTATGAGCTGTGGGTACAGCGAATCCGAAGCGACAACAGAAGCTAATAAAATGATTGAAGCAAACAGATGGGATGGAGTGGAAAAATGCTCAAGAGAATTTGCGATAGAAATGATTTTGGAAGATTTGCAAGACTTTTAATAGTCGAAACCGCCACTTTTGGCGGTCTGCAGGAACTGCCCCACCTGCACTGATGAGACAGGGTGCATAATGAAAGGATGGTTGATATTATGAAGATTTTACTTGAAAAATTGGAAAAGTTGGAACAACTTGAAAAAGCCGCAGATGAAGCAGAGGCAAAATATACAGACAAAACGTGCGGAGCTTTTACAGCTCTTAGCACTCTAGGCAAGCGGCGGCGTTTACCGGGGTTCGACTCCCCGGCTTGCCTTTACCCGGAAGGGAATTTTATTTTTTAGGAGGATTTACAAATGACTTATCCGAACGGAGCACAGACAGTTTTTCAAATCATATGCAGGGGAAGCGTTTACAGTGTAGACGATGGATTTTTTAGGAACGATGGAATAGGGACAGACTTTGAAACGTTTGACGATGCTTGGGAAGTTTTCAAAACGCTTCCCGAATGGGAACAGAATGCTGCGGAAATAGAGGAATTTTAAGCCGGGATGATTCCGGCTTTTTCCAGTGTCCGGATATATTGCAACTTGACAAGATATACGCCCGGTCATATAATACGCTTAAGTGAACGCGTATAAGCCATTTTAAGGCTTGTGCAAGGCTATGCAGTGCTTTTTATACTCACGGTATAAAACCGCCTGTAAATCGCTTTTACGACGTTGCAAGCCTGTAAACACTGTGTTTATCTTGCCGCGTTGGCACTCCCCCAGGTGCACAGCCATGATGCATCCGGGAAACCACCAGGAAGCATCCGGGGCGCGTCTGGAGACATCACCGGCATCCCGCCGGGGTATGAAAATTCTGATTTCTGATCTCAAAATCGAGCCGTTTTCCAAGAAGAAAAAAATTCAAAAGTTGAAAAATGAGATTCCAACTGTGAAAAGACAATATGCACAGTAAATTATTATGCGTCATTTCGCAACTTGTGAAATTTGACTAATTCGTTCTCTTCTCTTCCTCTGACTCTCAGTCTGTTTCTGTTTTTTCTGTGATTTTGTTGTTCTTGTTCCCATTTGAAAACCTCTCATTGACCTTCTGGTTGCGTGATTTATAATTTACAATCTTTACATCGGTGTTTAATTCATCCGGTATCTTCCCGACGATCAACACTGTATGTGGCTGCAACATGTCGATCATAACTTTGAATCCCTCGCAAAACTCTATCCGTGCCGCCTTTGCCCGCACTCTTCCATTTGTGCATACAGCGATCACACCACCCTTACTGTACCAGGCAAAACAAAGATCATAATTATCTTTGTCCGGGATGCCTACGGACGGTATAACGCGGATCCCGTTCAGCAGCATGTAATGTGCAAGCGCATGATTCCGGTACACATTATACAGATTCAAAGCAAACGGCATACCACAATCGCCTGTAGCAATACTGAAATCCGGCATACAGACCGAGTGGAAACACTTCAAGTGCTCTAGGTATTTATCCGGGTTATTCCACATTCTTTGAAACTTTGAATCGTCAATATAGAAATTCACATTTAATTTTCTATGCCCTTTTATCTTTTGTGAAAAGCTCTCTCCAAAATCTATGGAGTCCTCCGGCAAATAATCCAAGCTGCATGCCGGGACAATCGGGATCTGATATTTTTCATCAAGCTCCGCTCCATAGATCATATATTCTTTCATAACATCAAAAGATGTATGACATCCATTGTACAATACTATCACCCCAAAAACATTTTACTATTTTTCTTCTTGACAAACAACTTCTTTTGTGAAAAGCAAAGAACGTGCGGCGTAATCACTTCTGCTTAGTTCATTTATCAGCTTTTCCCTTGTCATTTCCGGGTTTGTTCTGTGAATATACCGCAGCAATTCATCTATTTTGTCCACTATGCTGCCCTCCAATCAATGTTTGACATCAGATCATCCAAAAGATAGATCAAATCAGTACCGTACAGGCTGATCCAGTCCGCAAGATACTCTTCCTGCTCAATCGGCATATGAATGTTATAGGAAAAGCAAAAACAATGACAAAGTTCATGAGCCAGTATTTTGCGCAAATAGCCATTTTTCGGTTTATCTGAAACATATATAGCCCTGTTGTTCCAATCTGTCACAGCAAGGCTGATAGAGCCATCAGATCGCATCAGCTTACTGCTTGCACCGCGGACAAATTTTATTTCCCATTCAATACCATTTATCACAAACATATTTTACCTCCAAAAAAAGAAACCACCAGCCAAATATCAGCCAGTGATTTCTAAATTTAAAGTTATTCTTCTTGCTCTTCAATCAACAAATAATTAATGTACCTTGTTGCTGTTCCAGCAAGTTCTTTGCTGTAGTCTAGCAAGTCCATCTTGTACTCCGGTTTATGCCCATATGTGACTGTATAGAACTTTTCCACAAGTTCTAAGTTATGTAAGTCAGACAATTCCACAAGAATTTTGTGATATAAAAATTTTCTCGTCCATCCGAACCGGTCACAGATAATTTTGAGTTTCCAGTTATTTTTATTAAACCATTTACCACTCTCTATCTTTTTTACAATGCTCCAGTGTGCAAACGGGTCTTTCTCCGGAATTTCAGCCTGCGGATTTTTCAGAGCCTGTTCCATGTCGTGGAAGCGATTGATGTATTGAGCCGTGAAAGCCGTTCCCTTAACTCCGGTCAGCTTGTGGGCGATAAATTCGCATCCTTTCTTTGTAATGTCAAAGCAAGGTTGTGTTTTGTTTTGACTATTTTTATATGTGCTTTCTTTGAAAAAATCGGACAGCGCAATTTTGCGCTCTCCTTCAAGTTCCTCATTTGCTTTTGATATTTGGTTACAATATCTTCTGATATCTCTCATCAATTCTTTGTGGTTCTTCCCAACCATTTCCGAAACTTCCATACTGGTTAACGTCTGTTCTAATTGTTTCATCTGAATATCATTCATCAGCAAATCCCCCATTTATTCTTGAATGAAATAATTGTGTTCAAAATAAACTGCAAAAATTTTTCGTCCTGTATGCTCTGGATTTCTGTAATCAGCTGTTCTTTCATCTCGCACCGCCTTTCTTGTCAGATGCAAGGTTACTTGTAAAAATCCAGACACATCTTAAAAAGTGTTCGCTAAGTACATTCAGATTTTTGGTAATTGCTTCAATATACATTTCTCTCATAGATTTTTCCTCCCTTTCAATTTTTTCTTGAAAAGAGATACTCTCTATGATAAAATATTTCACAGAGAGTTATCTCGGTTTTAGGGCAGTTGCATGACCGTCAAATCATTTGCAACTGCTCTTTTTGTTTAACTGCTGATTTCTTCATCAACCTTGTTGTCAAGCCACTCTTTTTTAGTCATTCCTTTTTCAAAAAGTTTTTCTTCTAACTTTTCAAACTTCTCCCTGTCAAGCTCAACACTAAAATTTCTTGTCTTTTCTCTACGTTGTTTCATATAATCAGCTCTGCTCTTGGGTGCGATTTTAACCACCTCCTTGTTACGAGTTACATTATATAATGTTACATGTAACAAGTCAATACCTTTTTGAAAAATTTCCAAATCCACAAATCACTAGCTGATATTCAGTTGTCAATGTTCAAACAAACAGGGGCATTTCTGCCCCTGTCATTACATTTTGGAAACAAGCGTTGACAGCTTGCTCTTTGTCATTGTGCGCTCTTCCGGTGTCATGTCGGAGATAAGCTCCGCCATATCCTCCGAAAGCTCTTTCATGTATCTTTCAAGATCATGCATCTTTGCATCCTTGTCTTCTGGCGTATTGCCTTTGTGAAGCTCTTTGCTTTCCATGTAGCTTCTGCGGCTCATTCCGCTTTTGCCCTCTCTGCGATCACGCATACCGCCATCTGCCGCAATTGTAGGCTCTGTGTAATACATTCTGCCGGAAGAACGATCCATATCACGGTCGTGTTCCATTTCCCGGTACATTTCCGGTGTCATGTGCCAGTACGGAGGTTCGTCATATCCTCTCCGCGTTCCTCTTCCCTTTGGCGCAAATCTGCCGTCTGCATACCGGTAACGATCATAATACCGTCTGCCGTCTCCGTAACGCTCAAACATATCAAGAACCTGCTCTGGTTCTGCTTCGTCCATTGATTTTGTAAGCGTCCGGTAATACATGGCTTCCGCAAGGTCTTTAAGCATGTCCGTGACTTTTCCCATCTCTTCTGTATCTACACATTCGATACCTTTTGCAAACTCACACTCTGCGCTTTCAGACAGTTTTTCGATCATTTCGTGCATTCTCTTAATATCCATAAAACCGCCCTCCTTACGCTTCCCGGACTGCAATTAAATTGCTGTTCTGAACTTCGATTGACTGCGTAGACGTATTCTGTACCGCTACCGTAACACAACAACCGCGAGGAACGTCCACATATGCCTGCGCCGAAACGTTAAAGAAGTTTTCAACTGCCGCCGGTGTAACAATCATTCGAGTTGACTGCAACGGTTCTCCGTCAATTGCAATAGCCAGTGAAATAGCTTCAACTGTGCCACCGGTAGGAATTTGAATGTTCCCGGAATAAGATACCAAAAATCTTGCCCGGCACTGATTTGTAAGTCCTCTCAATTTAACAATGCCGCTTCCCTGTCTATGAACAATACATTTTGTTGCGCTTGCCTGAGTTTCTGTAAATGCCACATCTTCTCCCTGCGCAACAGTTTGAATTGCAATTCCTGTAAATTCTGCCATAATTATTTACCTCTCTTTCAAAAATAAGGGCAAACATTATAGTCTGCCCTTTGTGTTTATAAGCAATACTGCACAGCAGACATAATCGAGTTAAACTCAATTAAGATACTCAATTATTCAATTTTGTGTAGCAGCTACTTTTAGCAGCTACATCCTGTGTTGCATCCACAGCCATACGCATAAGCGTTAGGATTTGGAACAACATATGCCGGGATTGCAGCCGGATTTACAGCGTTGATGATCTGCTGTGTCTGCGCTGACATTGCAGTAGTGAGCAATGCAGACTGGCGATCCTGTGATGCGGCTCTTCTTAAGTCATTATTTTCTGCCTGTAAGGAAGAAATCTTTTCCTGACACAGGTAATCAAGGATTGCCCTTGTTCCTGCCTGCTGGCTGTCGATAATGTCTCTGGTGTTGCTGTTCATGGTGTTCTGTAATGCGCAAGTGTTCTGCGCCATATTGTAGTTCACACCCTGGATAGCTTCCCTGGTCTCGCAGCAGCAATTAGCCAACTGGGACTGTAAAGCATTCTGCGCCTGCATAAGTGTCACGTTTGTGGTATTAAATCCCTGCTGTGTCTGGTAGCCAAGGTTGCAGATTGCATTGTCTACACCATGGAAACCGTTCATAACGGCGGTATTCTGTGCGTAAAATCCATCACAGAGACCATTTGTGATACCATCTAACTTTCCGATGATAGCCTGCGTGTCAAAACCACGCTGAATTGCAGAGTCGGTGTATGCAGATGCTGTCGCTCCCATACCTCCGTTTCCTCCCCAGCCATTGCCGCCAAAGCCGCCCCAGCCAAAAATCATAGCGAAGATAATGATAGCCCACCAGCCATCGCCGCCCCACATGCCATCATTGTTTCTTCCGTTTCCTGTCACTGCTGCAATATCAGCAAGACTAGGCATTGCATTTCCATTAAACATTTTGTTTACCTCCATCTGATCTATTTACAAATGGGATAACCGGTTATTTTGCGCGCACCCCAAAATGTACTAATGATTAAACATGCTCATAACTTTCTGTTTTGCTTCATCTACCGTAATTCCTCTTTCTTTACAGAGATTCTCTGCCATTGTCTTAAGTCCACCTGTATCTCCGCTTTGATACATTTGCATGGCATTTTTTGCCATAGGATTGTTTTGAACCTGCGGAGAATTCATCATTTGATTTAACAATAATTGTGCCGGATTCATTCTGGATCACTCTCCTTTTTTACCTGTGAAGTTTTTCTTTGACTGCTTGGAATTTTATCTAATCGGTTTTCTATCTGTTCAATCTTCCCAAAAAGTTCATCAAACTTCTGCATAAATGCACCTGTGCACTCGTCTGATAGGTCAAATTTCAATTTTTCAGTATCATGCGATAAATTGCTAACAGTATCATGCGAAACTGGCTTAAAAACGATTGTGCGAATTGTGCCATCTGCGTTCCAACTTTTAGCGTATATTTCTGTCATATCCTGTTTTGGGAAAAATGCAACGCTGCCATCCATTGGCACATCATTGGCAGTGATGTTTTCTACCGCCGGAACTACTTTTCCATTTATGCCAAAAGTTTGAACCGGGATCTGCTGCTGAATTTGCTGCGGTGCCTGCATATAATTTTGTGTATTATCAATGCGTGGCTGATTCATATACGGATTGTATGCGTACTGCTGCCCGTATTGCTGCATCTGCTGATTATAAATCGGATTCTGGTATGCTCCGCTCATATTCATCCTGTTTGACCTCCTCTAAAACATCTTCTATTGCGTGTATGATAGACGACTGCGTTGACAAGTCCAAGGACTGTAACTCTTTTCTGGCAAAAATTTTTTCAAGAACTTCATCTGAAAACACCACCATCCCTCCCTTTGATTATATTTTTGCATAAAAAAAGGCGGCAAAACCGTCACGATTCCGACAGTTTGCCGTCAAAAAATACAAAAAAAAAGAACGCATTAAGCGTCCATACATCCGTTCGTGTTACCTTTAGTGTTACCTTTGATTTTGACCTTTAGAAAAGACACCATTCAAAAACTCCTTTCTTTCAGTAAAATCAAGGCTTCACAAGGTTTTCTTAAATAAAAATAAAGTAGCGGAAGGGAGATTCGAACTCGGTATCAATTCTCTCAAACCCGCATAAATACTGAATTTCTTTATCTCCAAAGGTGTTACCTCGTGTTACCTTTTACATTGATAATGCTTTTGCAATATATTCCTGCATTTCACTCTCTGTCTTGTTATTAAAATAGTAATGATCGAGAGTTGTTCTGATATCTGTATGCCCCATTTGTGTTTTTATTACCGATTCTGGAACATTTCCATCTATCAACTTTGTTGCATATGTCTTTCTTGCCTTGTGAATTGAACGTTCACCAATTCCTATTCTATCACATATCACATATAGCCGCCTTGTAAATGCCTGACCTTTTATTCGTTTACCGTTTTTCATAAAAATATATTGCCCAAATGGATTGAGCATTTTTATTTTTCTCATAAGTTCTTTGGTATCTGCGGTAATTATAACATCTCTAAACCCGGCATCACTTTTAGGAAAATTTTGAACATCAAATACATATTTGCCATTATCATCTCTATATCTTATTTCTGTCTTTGATATATGTATCTTATTTTCTCCGACATCAGACCATGAGAGGGTAGATATTTCCCCAACTCTCAATCCTGTTTTAAATGCCAAAATAATGCCAAGTTCTATCAATGTAGGCTCATCTTCCATTACAAATCGTTCAATTAAAAGTTCCTCATCCTTAGAAAATACCAATTCGCAGTCTGACTTATGGTTCTTTTTAAATGACTTTTCCGAAATTTCCAAATCACCCATAAAACTGGTTATGCTCAGGCTGGTATAATGTTTTTTCTTTGCATATTTGAAAATTCCGTTAATCAATATCCGCATATCAGAATAAGCTTTTTGCGTAAGTTCCAGTTTTGAAATAGCTGTTTTTATGAATGATTCCAATATTTCTTCATCAATGTACCGGATTTTTCTATTTGCAATCGGCAAATACTTATTTTCAAAAAATCTTTTAAAATTTGTCTCGTACTTGTCCTTTGTCTGTCTTGTTATTTCACCATATTCAAGTTTTTCAGAAATCCAATTAGAATATACCTGAATAACTGTAGGTTCATCCTCCTTAGCTTTATAGAACTTTACTATTTCATCTTCAATTGCTTTTTCAGATGTTCTCTTTACAAGTCTCTTTCCTCTCTTATTATCTTCATCTGGCAAATATGTGTAAAACTTTCCATCTTTTCCTTGCCAAATGCTGTAAGTGTGTTTTTCAATAAATTTTTTCCTTTCGTTCATTTCAATTTTTTTCTGAATGGTGTCTATGTTGATAATACCATTTTCGATGGCAATATTCAACAACTCACTATTTGAAAGATTTCCCGTTTAACTCACCTTCTAACTTTTTTACTTTCTGTTTAATATCAAAAATTCTTCTTTCCACTGTTCTTGTTGATACGCATAGTCTCATGGCTATTTCTTTTGAAATAAGTCCACGGGCAAGAAGATAAAATATTTCTTCTTCCTGCTCCGTGAAATTGGCGTTTTCAATAATTGTTTCAAGCTCTGGCTTAGTCAGTTTTGAAAACTTCATAAGCCACTATCCTCCAATATTTTATTCTTCTCCCCACCAGATCTTCGGTGTACCATCAGCATTGAGCATAACTGTAAGACCACCGCCCTCTTTATAACCTCCACCAACAAACAAATACATCACGCCAGTATCTTTGTCGGCATAAATAGAATATGTATCCGTAAATTCTACTCCTTCCATCGTATTATCCTGCTCTGCGTCAACATTCACACTCTCGCATCCGGCGATTAAGAGTGTTACCGTCAATATTGCTGCTATAAGTTTCTTTTTCATGGCTTGCTTTTCTCTCCTTAATATCAATCTATCTCAATTTTTATCCCATCCGCTTTATAAACCAAATCTTCTATCGTACTTTTCGTCTTCGATAAGGTCAGTATCCGTATAATTATCAAGACATTTTTCGTATGTCGCTTTCTGGTTTGTGATTCCAGTGTATGTCTCATACGGATTCGGTAAATCATGCTTTTTACAGCATTCGCCGCATATCACAAAACTTCTCGTCTTCGCTTCAAATCCATACGGCGTATTATCGGTATGATACCGCGCAAAATTCTGAAACGGTGTCATCGATAATAATGTTGCAGTTCTATCACAATCTTTTCCACAAAAGTCACATATCGCATGAATCATGTTAATTACCTCTCTTTCTTTACTAAATCTGCTAAAACAAACTCATTTGCCGCTCATCGTACTTATATTTTTGTTTCGTGGGTATCTTCCCTTGGAAAAATATTCTCTCAACCCGGTCTTTCTGTTTCAGATTTGCCATATACTGATTATCAACCTCAGGTGGCACGGAAAAATAATACTCTTCCGGTAACGGCAACCTGTTCTCTGTGCAGATTACTTTAAGTTGTCGTTGATAATAAATGATGTGGTTCCGCGCCAGGTTCATGTTGCATCCATCTGACCAGAACGGATCATTACACCCGTTCTGATTGATATCTTTCCAGTGTTCTATTTCTCTGCGGATGCACTGGCAGTACTCTTTCACTTTATCTTCTGCTGTCTGTATCATGACAGCACCTCCGGAACGTCTTCAATCTGCATCTGACCTTCCAAATTATCCGCATTGCGTTCACTTTCTTCACGGGCTGCAATTTCTTCTGCATCCATATCAACTTCTTTTCCAACCTCAATACAGAATACTGGTTGTCCAAGATCTTTAACACAAAATGTTCCTGTTATTTCATATCTCTTTCTTTTTCTCGGATTTGCCAAAATAACACTTATTGGTGCATCATACGGGAATGTATTCAAGTATTCTTTTAATTCACTATTTTTCATTTTCTTCAAAAGGAACCCGATATATCGTTGCCCCGGCCGGAGGTTCGGCTCCTTTCTGATATTCCATGCACATATCTACAATAGCGCATTTTGAATTTGTTTATGTTGCGTTTTATACAACAAATTCATCGTTTTATTGCTTTTAAATCATCCAATCTAATGGCAAACCTCTCACTCCTTTTTTATTTCAAAATTTCATCTAAGCAGGCATTCCAACCAACTTTATATGATGGTGCAATCCTGTCCGGCTGTGGATATTTTCCGCACACTTTCATTTTCTCTGGCAGTTCCCGGAGCGGGCACCAATCCGGCTTTGCTTCTTCACTATTTAATGAAAGCTCTTCAACGCCAGTTGCATAACACTCGTCATCTTTTGAGTTCCAAAACTTACACATGGTGCAATCTTCCGGATTATCCATAACCAATACTGCTTTAGCCATATAATTCTTCCTTTCTTCACTGCACTATCTCTTTTACCTTTTTCTCGTAAAATTCTTCCGAAATATACTGATCTCTATGAGGGAACTTACTGTCTGTCAGAACAGCATAGGCTTCCGCCCAAGACAGACCTCCTCTGGCTGCTAATCTGTCTAATGTCTGTCCACAATGGTTTTTTAATGCCTGTTCTTCATGCGGTTTAATGATATCGTAGGGAATATATTCCTTCCCTTTGTTTGTCATAATCGGAAATTCTTTCATATACTACCTCTATTTCAGTTTACAACATTACCAGTTCCCACTTGTTAATAAGCGTACTTGCAATGCTTCTTGTTACATGCGTCATAATTTCAGCTTGTGAATGATTTTCTGCAGCATACTTTCTAACAGAATCCAAATCATAAGAAAACCCTGCATCGTCAAGGTACTGTCTGATAAACCGCTCATTGTCTTCCGCTGAAAGCCTATGTAACTCATGCTTTTCTGTAAATCTACGCTTCACTGCGGTATCAACATCATCCATAAGGTTTGTTGCGGCAATAATTACGTGGTCATTCGTAACGGAATCTAATAGCTGTAATAAACATGTAGTGCTTCTGGAAATTTCTGCGCTTGCACCGCCACCACCATATTCCCTCTTTACTGCCAAGCTGTCGATTTCATCCAACATTACAACGCATTGATGCTGGTTTATGAAATTAAACAGATTCGTGAGATTTTTTGCAGTTCCACCAAGATAACTATCAAGCATTCTTGAAAAATTCACATATAAATACGGCATTCCAAGTTTATATGCTACATATCTGGAAAAAGCCGTCTTTCCGACTCCACTCTCGCCATAGAGCAATGTTGCATTCAGATACGGGATCTGTTTCTCCATAAGCTGTAAACTCACATCATTCATGTTCTTGATCAGTTCGAATAATTCCTTTTCTTCATTGGTCAGATAATATCTGCTTTCTGAGTATGTATTTGTCAGATCTTCCATCGTTGCAAAACTGGAAACATTTGCTGGTAGCTCCATAAGATTCATTCCACCAGATCGTAACAAACTTTGATATTTTGTGACTGCATAATGATTTTTCTGAGTTGTATCCTCAGTGCAACAGCAAAGAGCTGCATCTTTTGCTTTTTGTATATTGTTTTCAGCCACATATCGCACTAAGGCAAGTTGATTTCTTGTCATTCCCATTTCATATTTCCTCCTGCTTCTCGCACCGCTCAAATTCAATTACCCACACCCACGGATTCGCATCCCAGCCGTAGCGGTCAATGTCGGATTTCTTGACGGTGGAGTTCCACAAGTCTTCAAATTGTCCTCTTGCGGTACACGCCCCGGTAAGCAATCCGCTATTGCATCCTTCAGCTTGTGCTTGCACTTCCGTGATCTCTTGCAACCGCTCCACCCTCACATCCGTAACCTTAAGCCAGATACGTGCGGCTTCTTTTGGCATGTGAATGGATGGTTTCCATTTTGTAATATCTGCAATATCATTTCTTTGCCAATCTTCGTAGTAATAGTATCCGTTCGGCGCCTTTTTCCATGTTTCTCGGACATACAGGATATCGCCCGGACAAATAGGACAAGTTCTTTCTGCTATGCTTAACTGCTCCGTATGTTTCTTATCTGCAAAGTTATGTACTGCATAAGTTCTCTTGTCAGCATTGTAAAAATCCATATCCGGCACAGTACACTCATTGGCATCTTTGCAAATTCGCCTTGTGCAAGTCTTCCGTCCGTCCAGAATTGCCCGAACCATTTCTGTGTTGAATAAAATCGGTTTAATTGCCATCTACTCCACCGCCTTTCAACATTTTCAAAAACTGTTCATCATTCCTTTTGCACATCTTTGCTCTTTCGCAAGGCTTTTCACACTTGAAATAGTCGCTTTTATACTTCCTGTTATCTGCCTTGTTGCAATGCTCACACGGCTTATTCATCTACTCCACCTCCTTTCACAACCTCGATTGCTCTTCTGTATGCATCCACATACGCATCCTTTTCATTACTTGTCAGCAATTCATCAAATTCTGCGTTGTCAATTTTCATTTCCAACTGCTTCACAACCGCATCCACATCATAGGCGGTCGGCTGTGCATTAATCATTTCAAACGCACTTTCTGCCGTAATTAAACTGTCTTTTCCTCCAACTTGCTTGTAAAATAACTCTGCATTCATTGCATCTGCATCAATCAGTCTCATCGTTCGCCCTCCCAATCTAATTTTTGACCGCAATTCCCACAGAAGCCTGTTTGTCTGTCCAAAAATTCAACACCACATTTGCATTTTCCAACACCCCAAACCAATTTTTTACGTGATAGCTTATATGGAATCTGCTTCTCCATCGCCGCCTGGCATTCTTCCGGCGTGCCGATTGCGCGGTACTGTTGAATCTCTTTCAGTGCGTTTATTGCCATTGCATAAGCATTTTCAAAAGATTCCCCCCATGATGTATCACATGGAATTGCTTTTCCAAGTTCGTTACAATCAAATTTTAATTCTTCAATTGCTTCATTCTCCGTCATGTTTACACCTCCAACAGTTCCGGATTGTCAAAAATATTTCCAATAACTTCTGCACATTTTCTTTCTTCTGTATAAAATCCTAAGTTGCAGTAACAATACCCGCTTTCCTTATGGATTGCATAACTGTAATCCAATGTCCAGTCACCATCGCGATATTTTACAATCTCTGGATACTGTTCTTTTCTATCGCAAATATCATTCTCCCAAATCAGATTGCCGTTCTTGTCCTTAAGTCCGGTACACTGGCAGATCGTATCTTCCAGCACTTCGACAACTGTTTTTAGCAAGTTATCTGCGTGTATTGGCTGCCCTGTTTTGTGATGTGGCAAGATGTATGGTACATCATTTACCATAAACAAAAATCCTTCCACCCATTCGCCGTTATCAGACCTTTTTCCGCGGTATAAAAATCTATTCTCCATGACTTTCTCCTTTCTTCGGATATACAAGCTTCAAATCATATCCGCTTGTAATAAATTTCAACGTCAATTCGTGATTGACTGCGTTTCCGAGTTTATCGTAAATCCAGTACATATCCTCTTGCGTGAATTGTGTTCCGAGATATTCATTGTATCCAGAAAGAAGCGATTCTCTCCATTCTTTATTTCTCTTCTCTTGGCGGTAAGGTTCTCCCTTTGCAATAGGTCTGGAACACCACTCTAAAAGTTTACAGATAATATCTTTCTGTGTATTACAGTCTTTTGCTATAAAATATACATTCCCTTTGTCTGATAAAATAAGTTCTCCAAATTGAGTAAGATAACTCTTCGGAAAGCATTTCATCACATCGAAAATTTCATTAAGCATCCTTTTCCTCCATTTCTTTCAGCTTGGCTTCGGCTTCCTCGTATGTAAGAAAAACAGTTTTACCTATCTCACTTACCGGAAACTCTGGCGTATCTTCACCATGTCCGCCCCAGAGTTCTGAATGGTTTGAATGATAAGAAGCTCGGATATACAACACATCATCCTCATATTCAAAACCATACACTTTTCTCACATTAATGATGTCTTCCGCTGTCTCCCCGGCTCCTAATCTGTCCTCTACACATTCACGATAAAACTCGTAGAGCTTGTCTCCTTTGTTGCATGGGAAAATAATCATTCTTCCCTGTTCTTCGGCATCCTCATAAGTGGCAAGCTTATTAAGTGCCATTCTGTTATGATGTGCAGTCATTTCACATGGTTCAAGGTGTGCATTACCATTCTCTGCATCCTTAAACCAAACCATATCACTGTTTTTTGAACGTATTGTTAATCTCTCCATGCTATCCCTCGCTTTCTGCCCGAAGCCACTTCATTGCGCACTCTTCTGTTCTTTCACACTCTCCGCAATGATTCATAACGGTATTTCTTATACATTCTTCCGTAGGCTGACAGATAAAGTTGGAAGCTATTGGCAAAAACTCTGCCAACTCCTCATCCGTCATGCTCCGGATCCGGTCTGCATTGGTCTGCGGTCTGCATTCTTTCACAATCTCAAAGCACTCATCCTTCCAAGCTAAAACATTTTCTAGCTTATAGGAACTGTAGCCAACATGATAATAATCCTCTCCGATTTCCTTGTACTTGATTTCGTAATATGGCTTTTTTTTCTATCATTGTTACGATAATATCTAAGCAGGAAACTTTAATGCGTTCCGTTTTGCTATCCCGTGCCGCAGTTCTTATACACTCAATCATGACTTTCCTCGCTTTCCATGTACGGCTCCGGCAGTGGCATCCAAGCCACTATCCTGTAACCATGTATTCTTACTAAATCACACCGCCATTTTCCATCGGTTGTGTGTGCACTAGTTGTAACCGTTCGCCCGGCATCATCGGCCACTGTTACAATTACCTCGTCTGATTTTCTTTCAAACATCGCAGTGCTCCACTTTTTAGTCCCTTTAAATTTTATGAACATGCTATCATGTTCCTCCGGCAGCCTCTCACTACATGGAATCCATCCGCTTTCCTGTTCCAAAATCCTGTTTACCTCTTCCTCTGAAATCACTTTCGTTAGTGGAGAATATCCGCAGGCTTCTGTTGCTGCCTCAGATATCTGGTTTTTAATCCTGCTTATTTTCATTCTGATCCTCACTTTCCGGCAACATAGCATATTTATAGCTACTCATTTTACCGTCGTATGTGCTCCATGACGTTTTTCCGTAATCCCATGTATAAACCGTTTCATCTTCATATTTTGCAAAATGTTCTTTGCTCCACGCAAAAAGTTCAGAATCTCTGACCAAAATCGGTGTATCGACTGGAACTTCGCTCCAATCAATATACTGGCTGTTCGCCCATTCTTTTGCTTTTTCTCTGCAACGACCAGCATTTCTAATGTCATTATCGCAAAAATCGCATTTATCGCAGACTCCCCTGCATTTTTCCAGTTTTCCATTAATTAACGCAATATTGCCTCCATCACACGCAATATTCAAAATCTCTTCCGCATATTTTTCTCTATTCAGCATTTTCCTGCTCCTTTCCGATCCTGTTCACAAGCTGTTCTGACCTCGTATAAGCCTTATCCAACAGTTCCAAGTATTCACTAAAGGAAATCTGCGCCTTTTCGGATAACTCACTCGGATAACGCTCTAACAAAGCCTTAATGCACTGTTTCATGTCTCCAAAATATCCGATTGTTCGAACGCTTTCTTTTTCATTGCCGTCCTTATCCTGTCCGGCATATCTCTGTCTCAGGGTGTGATTCAGAGAATCAATCTCCACAAAATATCCATCCTGCAGTTCCACAGCTAACTTGTCCATCAACCATTCCTCCTATATTTCATACGTCTTTCCGATAAACCGCTTATCAATGTACTTACATTCCCATTCCAGTACACTTGCGATCCCCGTCATGGTTTCATATCCGGTAGCAAGGCAGCTAATTAAATATCTGATTCTCTCATAAACCTGTCTGATCTGATTTCCCGAAAATTTAAACTGTGTTTTAAGGCAGACACCCAACATAGCAAAATAATTAAATACCTGTGCCAGTAAAAACTTATTTGCCTGTATCATGCAGTTCGGTGCAATCTTTCTCTCTACCAGATAAAAACTTTCACGATACGGAATCTTATTAGTTTCCTCTCTCACGTCAATCTTGCATTTATCTTTCAGATAAAAACCAAGTTCCTCGCCTGTCGTTCCATCCTTTGCATTCTCCACATATGCATCAATAGTCTGCTCAACCTTTATGATTCTTTTGTGTCCGAATCCGAACTTATCATGCAGTGCCTGATATGCCATCATACGGACGTTATAATAGGATTCCTCTATCAGATAATCCGCATTGCTTTGTGCCTTGGCGTGTCTCTGTATTCCGATCAGTTCACTCTTGGAATATCCAAGTGGCTGCATCCGCTTTTTCTTTCTTGCCAGTGCATTACTCATTTGTTCTTCCATCTCCTCTCTACATCCTCAAAATGGCTAAATACAAGACTTTGAACATATTTTGATATATTTGTCCGTGCATATTTTTTAATTAGCATTTCCCCTGCTTCCATCATTCCTTGGAACCACTCATCTTCGTTATCAGCTTCATAAAACTGCTGCCGGAATTTATAATAGTCATTAAAAAACTGCCATTCTTCGGAACCTTTTTCAAATTTCTTACTTGCCATAATCATTCACCTTTTAATCAAATGGTGTGCTGCCACATACTTCTCGGAAACCGTCTTTCTGTCGCATCCGTGCTTGAATCTGTTCAATGGTTTCGGTTCGCTCGATAAATTCCATACGATCACCTTCAAACTGAACAACTTCTCTAAACGGTGTACCCTGTCGATTCTTTTCAACTTTCAAGCCTTTAAATTTTCTGTCTTCATCCAAATTCCACATAAGAATAATATTGGAAGCATCCTGCTCAATATCTCCGGATTCTCTTAATTCGGACATTGTAGGCTCTTTCGTTACATTCATTTCCGATACTCGGTTAAGCTGTGACAATAGGATGATCGGAACGTGAAGCTCTCTCGCAAGTGCTTTGAATTGCTTCGAAACTTCCCCGACTTCGGATGCACGATTATTGAACTTCCGGTTACACCGTACCAATTGCAGATAGTCAACTACGATCACGTCATATCTTTGATGCCTGCATTGCGTTCTCATTTCCTCAATAACATTTGTCTGATCGTCAATTGTGATCGGATATTTTTCAAGCTCATCATTTGCCTTGTCAAAGGCTTCTTTCTCTCCACCAAGAAAAGCCTTTGCCCTGCGAACTCTTGTCAGACCAATCTTTGACATTCTTGAAACAAACCTTTCATAAATCTGACTGTTGTTCATCTCCATGTTGTAGTAACAAGTGTTATAGCCTTTTCTTGCCATATTCTCGATTATTTGTGCCACAATAGCAGACTTACCAACTCCCGGTCTCGCGGCAACAACTGTAATGTCTCCGCCTTCAAGACCGCCAAGGCAATCGTCAAGATGGTAAAATCCTGTCTTTACCCTGTCCTCTCCCACATCATCATTGAAGTATTTATCTTTGTTCTCTGATACGATTTGCTTCATCAACTTAGATTTCTTCAACTGATTAACTTGGATTTCTTCAAGCCTTGTAAGAACTTCCGCGATCGAATTATCAATATCACATGGTCTAAGGCTCACTCTCTGGAAAAGGCTTTTCGTTTCCCTTGCCCGCCAATCCTTAATGACTGCATCCGCATAGTTTTTCATTGCTGTCGATAACGGAGTTGCGGCAATACATTCCTTAAGCTCCCCGGCAATCATTTCCGGCTCCCATTTGTGGTTTTCAAGTGACTGAGACAGTGAAACGACATTAATGTTTTCTCCACGATCATACATGGCAAGCATTTCAGCAAAAGCATCTTGGCAAAATTCAGAGCTGAACATTTCCGGCTTCAATTTGTTATAAACCTTGTACATGGAATCATTGTCAATCAATACACATCCGATCACTCCAATTTCTGCTTCCGTCAACTGCTCTCACCTCGCTTTCGTTTCTCAACTTGACGAATCCAGTAATCGCAATCCTCTTTCAGCCAGTCTCCGTATTTTGGTATGTAGCGATAATTCGTATCATCCGGATTCTTCTCTATATAGTCAGTAACATATGCCACTGTAGCCTCATATATCAGCTTTGCAACGGCTTTCCTGTTCGGCTCGATAACTTCTAAAAGCTTGTCCATCCATGCTACCTTGGCAGACGTTAACGACGTTTTCTTTGGATATGCATTGATCGTGTATTCCCATCCCCATTCCGCGTCAAAGTCCAAATCAGATGCAGGCACGCTTTCTTTTGTATTTTCTTTCTCTTTCTCTATATCTGTATCTATATCTTTCTCTATATCTATCTCTACATTGCAATTTTGTTGCAAAATGTTGCACTCCGTTGCTCCACTGTTGCATTGAAACGCTTTTTGTGCATTTTCCCTAGATTTACGACTTCTTCTTGTACTTGCAGTCTCACTTCCTAGGTTATCTTGCACAAATGGCAACTTGTACTCAATGGAATCTGATGTTTCAAGCAATCCGCAGGAAAGAAGATACTGAATCGTTACTTGAACATTGATTTCGTCCTCGTCAATATCAAGGGCGATCTCTTTGTAAAATTCATCTTCCAATCCGGAATATTCCAGATAGCCACCTTTTTTCAACGACAACAACTGCATCTTAAGATAGATGATCGTATATGTATCGCCACCAGCCATCTTTCGGAGTTTTTTGATTCGTTTGCTATCAAAGAAATCATCCATCAGTTTAAGCCAGTAATACCGCTTATTCTCCGCCATTTTCACTACCTCCAAGCAATTCAATAACCTTTGCCCCAGCATCTTCCGGGCGACAAAATACGAACTCAACGCCATACTTAAGTTGCATTGTCAACATAGCTTTTGCCAATACCTTGCCAGATGTCGGCTTTGTTTTCGGTAGCGGTACATTCAGCAATTTTCCAAGCGTGTGCATATATGCAATATTGTTATACCGGTCCACTCGAGGATTATGCCATGTAGATACATCATTGACGGAATACACCTTGTCTGTATTTTCAATAAGCACATATAACTTAATTCCGTTGTTCTGCGCCAAAATACACTCGTCACGGAATCTCGGATGTGCTCTTCCACAGATGTTCCCAGCAATTTCCTGCATGTCTTTTTTCGTGTCAACGGAAACATCATATGTGCCAAGAAAATCCATCTTTTTAAGTTCCATTTTTCTAGCTGATTTTCTACGGATAACATCCGCTACCTTGTCTGTGGCAATTATGTAATCTCCAACCGGCAATGGTGCACGCAAGACTTCCATATCGTGGCTTTTAAAATATCTATTCTTAAGGATATGTAAGCCCTCTTTCTGTCCTTTATCCTCAATTATTAACACGTATTCTCCTTTCTGGCGGTCACTTTTAGCAACCGCCAAAGGTATCTCATGGCTTTCAATTTAGTTTTGTGATATATTAAATTCCATACCAAAGTCAGATACCGCATAAACTGGTTTCTTTTATGCTTTCACATTGGTGTTTCAACCTATCAAAACGGGCAAAGGTTCATATCAACCTCTAATCCTTTTTCTGCAATATAAACATTTGCTCCATATTTAACTGTTTCTTCTGTCCTTTGTTTGAATAGTGCGGGATCTCCGCTTTTATCTGATAAGTGTATTAGAACGACATTTCGCAATGCCGGATTATCGTTAGTAGAAATAAAGTCAAGTGCCGTTGGTAAGCTCATATGACCTCTTAATCTGTGTTCGTAATTTGGCTCTTCTCGGTTCACAAACTGCATATCATAGTTGGCTTCCACCATGATGTGATTAACACCATTAAATCTCCATCTGACGTATTCCGTGTCTGTTGCATACACAAGGCTTCCCATCTCTGGATGCGTAATGTAAAACCCAACGCACGGGCACTCTGAACCGTCTCCGTTGTTATGTAGCCATCTTCCAGATTTATCACGGTTTTCAAATGCCCTTATGTCAAAATTTCCTTTTCTAAAACGCATTTCAGAATCTTTTATCGGCGGTCTGCATGGTTCAAAAACAGGAATACCAGCTTGCACATATTGTAAGCTATAAAGACTATGGTCAATATGGAAATGGGTAGTAATCACAGCCTTAATTTTCATCACATTGAAATCCAGTGCTTTCTTGACTTCCATGAATGGCAACCCAGCTTCGATTATCAAAGCTTCCTTGTCATTCTCCAGCATGTAGCAATTACCGGATGAACCAGAACCTAAAACTTTAAGTCTCATTAAAGAACTCACTCCTCACATCAATAATCTGTCTCGTCTGTCCAAACAATGCCCTATTATGCTTTGCTCTCTGCTCATTGTCACAGATAAATTGCTTGCAAATTTCTGGTCGAACCGGATAGATTCTGCATTTCTCGCAACTCTTATCCGTATCAAGAAAAGGGCATGTCATATCATACGTTCTATTCGCAGTGTGAAGAAGATGTTTGCACTCTTTGATATGATTCTTACGGATATATCTGTGAATGGCATCTACTTCCTTTCTGCTCATTGGCAAGAGATTTGAGCAACAGTTACCGCACTGGCTGCATTTTCCATCTTTGCAAAAGTTGTAGGTATTATCAGCCATACCTTTCTGAACTGACTCTAAAAATGAAATAACTTCCATAGGCTACTCCAATTCTTCCTCTGTAGGGAACTGAAAAATTTTTAAATAATTTGTACTTGTATATTCCATGTACTTGTTTCTAAGCATTTCCATAGCTTTCTTGGCTTTTTCTTTGGAACTATATTCAGCCATTTTTGTTCCTATTGCTGTCGAAGAGTTGTGGCAAAAGATAGCTGCGTGTTCAACATTCTCATATTTCCCGACTGCCATGCTCAAAGAACTGATTTCATACGGTACATCAATTGTGCCGTCCTGTGATATAACTCTCATGCATCCACCTCTAATCTTTCATAAAGTCCGGTACGTTCTCGTCATTCTCAACGACTTCTCCGGCTACTTTTTCTGGCTGTGATTCAACTACTTCGCTCCCGGTCTCAATAGCTTCGGATTCAGCTACGATAAATGGCTCTGAATTGGCATTTTCCGCAATTTCCTCCTGCGTCTGCTGATAAGTTTCATCCATCTGCATAAGAGACTGTTTCGCAATAGCATTAAGGTCTTTTGGATGCTTTTTGATTGCATTATTACGCATCTTACGAACAATCATGGATTCCGATGTATCAAGCCATGCAGCACTCATATATGGTTTCGCAACTTCACAGGCGAGCATATCTTCAATAGTCTTACAGTCTAAAAGTGCTTTCAGAATTTCTTTTTTCTTTTCTGCGATAGCTTTCTTTTCTGCTTCTGTTGCATCATAACGTGTCTTTTTGCCACCTTTTACAAGTCCGAAAGTTTCATTCAACAGATTATTACGGACATGAGCGAAAAGATTCCCTTTTACGCTTTCACGCTCTGCAATCATGTACTCGATTTTTCCATCATTCATTTCAACAGGATAAACAACACGGATTACTTTCTGTGAAAATCCTTTTTCTTCCCACTCCGGCGGCGTAACTTCAACGCCTCTGTGCTTCGGATATGTAAACTCATCCCCTTCTTTCACAAGCCATACCGGATATACTTTTTTAACATCAACACCAAAGTTGCGAAGAAGCGCATCGTTTCCGTCTCCTTCGATTCCCATTTCTACTTCCTTGTACCAGTTTCCGTTTGCGTCCTGCTTGCTTCTCAATTGGAAATAGCACTCTCTTGGTACAGCATTGGCATTAAGTTGAAGGCTTGATACCTGCCCGATAACCTGTCTCAAATTAGAACCATTCAAGTTGCTCATAGCGGCTTTGTTGGATGTAACAAGGTTGTAAATTGCACTCATAGCTGCCATAGCGCACTGCTTGGAATAATCATCAAACACAAGTCCATGCTCTGCGAAGTCACGCTCCATAAGCCCTGTGTACTGGTTCGCATAATAAGAAAGCTGTGTATTCATTTCCTGTTTTCCCTGTGCCGCCACTTCCTGTTTCTTTGTTTCTGCCATAATTATTTTTCCTCACTTTCTTTCCTTATTGCTTTTTTAAATGCTCCATTTTTAAGAAATTTCAAAACAAGATTGAGTTGCATATTCTTGATAACCTCTATGTGCTTTGTACTGTGATACCACATTACCCATTCCTGTTTCAAAAGTTCCTCAATGCTTGTAATCTGATCACCCTCTGCGAATTTTCGCTGACTCAAAAGGTATTCCCTGTGTTTTTGAATTTTCTCGCATTTTGCGCACTCTTCGGAAGAATACCTTGAACAATGCTTTCCATTAAGGTTTACAGACAATGCACAATATCTACATGGATTAACTCTCATCGTCACCACCGCTTTCCGGTTCTTCACACTTCTTCACAACTGCCACCTTATCAGCACCGTAGGTTTCTACCCACTTCATATCCACGGTTTCATCCGTAACTGTCAGCTTCGCACATTTGGCATTTACAACCGTGTCACCGGCTTTTACATCGTCTGATGTAGCAAATATATATGACCGGATCTGGTTTGGATATTTTGCTTTTATGTAATTCATTCTGATACCTCCTCAATCTCTCCATTTTCAATCGTATACCAAGTATCCGGCTTGATATTTTCCCCATCAACCTGCACCATCTTTGCGCCGTTAAGAACCCATGCACTCTGGTTATTTCTGTCATATTCCGTATTATCTTCTGAACCAGTGTATTCCCAGTCTGCAAAAACAAGAAACGAGCCAATAACACCCTTTGCTTTTGATTTGTAACCCCAAGCAACAGCGACCGCATCTTTGTCTTCTGCCGAGGATGCTCCCTTGTATCCGGTTGCCGAGGATGCTCCGCAGTTTCCGGTTGCCGAGGATGCTCCGTAGTCTCCGGTTGCCGAGGATGCTCCCTTGTATCCGGTTGCCGAGGATGCTCCGTAGTCTCCGGTTGCCGAGGATGCTCCGTAGTCTCCGGTTGCCGAGGATGCTCCGTAGTCTCCGGTTGCCGAGGATGCTCCCTTGTATCCGGTTGCCGAGGATGCTCC